AATTATCGAACTCAGCAACGGTTCTACCATTCGTATGGGTTCTCTTAGTACCGTTGATAGTACTGTTGGTCGATCATATGACCTAATCATATTTGACGAAGCTGCCCTAGGCGAAGGCGGTGAAGCCGCCTTTAATGTGGCACTGCGTCCAACTCTTGATAAGCCTCAAGCCAAAGCCATTTTTATTTCCACACCTCGTGGTCGTAACAACTGGTTTTCACAATTTTGGAATCGTGGCTTTGATCCTGGTTTCCCCGAGTGGATTAGCTTGCAAGCTGATTACACTGAAAATACTCGCATGGCTGAGTCAGATGTTGCCGAAGCACGTCGATCTATGTCAAAGTCCGAGTTCGAACAAGAATACTTAGCCTCATTTTCCGTATTTGAGGGTCAGATTTACACATTACAGGATACAGATGTTATTGAAATTCCAGAAGATATTAAAGGCGAAGCATTTGCTGGATGCGACCCTGGTTACCGAGACGCTACTGCTTATTGCGCTATCGTGTACGATTGGAACCGTGATTGCTTTTATATTGTCGATGAATACCTAATGTCAGAAAAGACTACTGCCGAACATGCAGAAGCGTTTACGGCAATGAATGAAAAGCATGGCGTTGAAGTCACGTTTATTGACTCGGCTGCTGCACAGTTTGCTAGTGACCTTGCTTATTTATACAACATATCAACAACCAAAGCCAAAAAAGATGTGTTACCTGGTATTGCTTATGTACAAACACTCCTACAACAAGGTCGATTAAAGGTAGCTCCACATTGTACAAACGTACGCGCTATGTTTGACCAGTATCGCTGGGATCAACGTGAGGGGCTCCAACGTGAGCGCCCTATGCATGATGATTATAGTCACATGGCTGACGCAGTTCGTTATGCGCTGTACACCTATACTGTTTGATGCCACAAAAAATTTGTGCATTGACTTTTTGTTGCTGTTCTGCTATAATACTAGGTAATTGTGGAGTACTTTGAAATAATGGCAAAAAACACAAATAAGCGAATCCCTGTAAAGTGGGTTCGTGACAGGGCTAAAGCAGCCTACGAAAAGAAAACGCAGTGTTGTATTTGTGGCGATACCACAGATCTAGAACTGCACCACCTACATTCAGTTACTATACTCCTAGATAAATGGGCTGAAGCTAAAGGTTACGACATTTCAACAGATGAAGGCATTGTAGCTGTAAGAGATGAGTTTATTGATGAGCATCGTGTTGAGTTATATGACCAAGTTTACACCCTTTGTAATCGCCATCATGTAGCGCTTCATAGCGTTTATGGTAAAGCTCCTCGACCTGGTTCAGAACCGAAACAGGCTCATTGGATTGAGATGCAGCATGCAAAATATTCGGGTGGTGAAGTAGTTGTTCCCAAAAAAAGCTTTGGTAGTTTTTTCTCAGAGTTTACCTAAGGGAAAACTATGTCAAGATTTACAGATTGGGTTATTGAAAAACTTAATCCAGCACAAACACGTATCGCTCAAGAAGCAGGTACACAGATTTCAACTGAAAGCAAGATAACATATCGCCAAGCCTTTCAGAAGCTAGAGTCAGTTAATCGTTCAGTTAGTATGCTTGTTAATGCAGCTAGCTCACTTGATTACGACGTAAAAGATAAGATCAATGAAGGCGTTGTAGCCGGAATTCGTCAAAAGTCTCTTAACACACTTTTGAACTTTCGTCCTAATCCTTATCAAAGCACCCAAGAATTTCGTCAATCAATCTTTACAGATCTAATCTTGGAAGGAAATGTATTCATACACTTTGATGGTGTATTTATGTATCACTTACCAGCACAAAATGTAGAGATTTTAACGGACACAAAAACATTTATCCGTGGTTATCGTTACAACGGAATGGTTGATTTTAAAGAACCGGAAGTATTTCACTTCCGTGACCTAAACTCACAATCAATATATCGAGGCGCTTCGCGTTTAGAAGCAGCCCAACGAAGTATTACTACACTATACGCTATGAAAGATTTTCAAGAGAATTTCTTTGATAATGGAGCTGTATTTGGATTAGTATTAACTTCGGAAAATACACTTTCACAGATTGCAAAAGAAAAAACAATTCAATACTGGTTACAAAAATATTCAACTAAACAAGGTGGTAAGCGCCCAGTTATTTTAGACTCGGGACTTAAACCTGCACAAGTATCAAATCAAAACTTCAAAGACATGGACTTTGATCAATCAATTAAAACACACAACGAACTAATTATGCAATGTATCGGCATCCCACCTATTTTATTAGCTGGTGGAAATAATGCAAATATTTCGCCTAATCTACGATTATTTTATTTAGAAACAGTTATGCCAGTTGTTCGTAAGTTTACATCAAGCCTAGAACGATACTATGGGTACGATATTGAAGCAGTTACTAGTTCAGTGTCGGCAATGCAACCAGAATTAAAAGACATTGCTGCTTACCATTCGACATTAGTCAATGCAGGCATCATTACAGCTAATGAAGCAAGAAAAGAATTACGTTATGAGTCTATCGATGGCCATGACGAAATAAGAATACCCGCCAATATTGCGGGTTCGGCTGCTGATCCGTCGAAAGGTGGTAGGCCCACAGATAATCAGCAATAAAGGGGTAATATGGTAGATAAAAGTAAAGTACTGTTTTTAAACAGTTCATTTATCAAGAGCGATACCACCGACGAAAAGACAACTAGTATAACAATTGAAGGGTACGCAAGTACCGATGACATTGATAGACAAGGCGACATTGTCCCAGCAAGTGTATGGAAAAAGGGTATACAAAATTATTTGAAGAATCCAGTAATTTTGGCATATCATGACCATAGCGAGCCAGTTGGTAGGATGGTAGATCACAGAGTTGACAGCAAAGGATTATGGGTTAAAGCCCGTATATCTTCAGCCGCTGGCGAAGTGTTTGATCTTGTAAAAGATGGCATCTTAACGGCATTTAGTATCGGCTTCCGAATCGTAGATGCGGAATATGATGCAGCCAAAGAGTTGTTTGTGGTAAAAGAGCTAGAACTGCACGAAATTTCAGTAGTGTCAGTACCAGCTAATCAAAATACACTATTTAGTCTTTCTAAGGCGTTTGATACAGCCGAAGAATTTAAATCTTTCAAAATGCAGTTTGCACCCGACAGCGATTCAGCTAAAGGGCTAGAATCCTCAACGGAAGCAAGCAGCGAAATTAAAAAGGAATGGGAAATGGATCCTAAACAATTAGAACAAATGTTGGCTGATGCAGCTAACAAAGCGGCTGAGCTCACTGCTAAAGCCATCGCCGATACACAGGCAAAAGCATTGGCCGAAAAAGCCGCTGCTGACAAAACAGAAGCTGAATTAGATGCACGCGTTAAAGCCGCTGTTGCTTCTATCTCTACAGGTGACACAGGTGCTGAGCGCTTGATGGCCGAAGTTGAGAAGCGTTTAGCTGCTGCTGAAGATTCAAGCAAATCAGTTATCGCTGGTTTAGAAGCTTCTTTGAAAGAAAAAGCTGCTGAAATCGAAGCAATCACAAAATCAAAAATGTCTTTCCAAGAAGCCAAAGACGGTATGTCTTATGCTGACAAAGAAAAGGCTGTTATGTTGGCTAAAATGGCTGGTAAGTCATTGGAAGGCACAAAATTTGGTCGCGACATGGTGCAGAAATATGGTGCTCACGTACCTTCAGCCACATGGGAACTTGAAGTTTCATTGAACATGGAAAATGAAGTTCGTCGTCGCTTAGTTGTTGCTCCTATTTTCCGCAACATTGCTATGCAAACCAACGTTATGACTATTCCAGTTAATCCAGAAGCCGGCTTGGCAACTTGGATCTCCAATAGTGACTTCGGCGCTGCAGCTAGTGCTGGTGCTGCTCGTACTGGTACTAACGGCGATGCTGGAACACATACCCTTAAAGAAATCACTTTGAACGCATATAAAGTTGCTACTAACGAGTATACTGCATATGAAGAAGAAGAAGATGCTTTGTTGGCTTTGATGCCAATGATTCGTGATGGTATGGTTCGTCGTGTTGCTCGTACTGTTGATCGCGCTTTCTTGCGTGGTGCAGGTGCAGGTTCTGACCCAGTTACTGGTTTAGCTACTTGGGCTAATAACGTAACTGCTACTGGTAACACTACTGCTGCTGGTATGAACGTTGCTAAACTGCGTACATTGCGTCAAGGTTTAGGTGCTTGGGGTCTTGATCCTGCTGAAGTTATTTATATCGTTAATACCGATACATATTACAACTTGTTGGATGATACAACTTTCCAAACAATGAATCAAGTTGGTACACAAGCTACATTGTTGACTGGTCAAATCGGTCAAATCGGTGGAAGCCCAGTGTTAGTTTCTGCAGAATTCGCTGCTCCAGCTTCAACTGTTGTTGGTGCTATCTGCGTAAACCCAGGTAACTTTATTGTTGGTAACCAACGCGGTCTCCGCATTGATACACAAGAATTAGTTGAAACACAGCGTCGCGTTATGGTGGCTAGCCTCCGTACCGGTATGACACGTGTTACCACTAACTTAGGTAACTCTGTTACAAAGCACACTTACACAGCAACCTGATTTGCTAATGTAATTGTTAACAAGACCCTTCGGGGTCTTGTTTTATAAAGGCATTATGTGCCTTTATAAAACAAGTGAGGTATTTATGGCAATAGATTTAGTAACAAAATCTGAATACAAAACTTACATGGGGATTACCAGCACAAATTCAGACTCAGAAATTGATTTCTTAATACCTAAAGTCAGTGACTTGGTAAAATCATACTGCCGTCGCACTTTTGTAGACTTCTACAGCGATATAAAGATTGAATATTTTGATGGTGGCTTTAAAGAACTTTTACTAAAAGAAAGTCCTCTTGTAACAGTAGCATCAGTACAGTATAGCGAAGACTATGGTAAAACTTATACAAATTTAGTAAAGTTTACAGATTGGGTTATAAAAGGTGACTCTATATTTAGTCTAGAACCTAGCGGATTTCCAGAATTAATTAACGGATATCGCGTAAGCTACTTTGGTGGCTACGATCCTATTCCAGGTGATTTAAAACTAGCCGTATTAGACTTAGTAGAATATTATTCACGAAACAATGGTACAGTTCATAGTAGCAGAGATTTAAATCCTAATACTACGCAAATTAACTATGTTTCGTCTACAAACTTACCTGCCCCAATTAAACGTATATTAGACCAGTATGTAGCGGACTTTACATGAGTGCAGAAAATTTCATTAAATTTTTTAGAGATAAGAAAAAGAGTGGAAATTTTGAGGATGCAGCTGACTATGCTGACTATACTCGTTATGTGAATACAAATAAAACTTGGTTTAACAAAAATCGTGCAGATCTTGAAGCGCAAGGCCTTAGCCGAAATGTTGGAGTTGTAGTATCCGAATCTAAAGCAGCAGAACTAGGCGTTAGCCAAGCATTTCAAAATTTACAAAAACAATTTACTGGAAATAGTGATATTTCAAAACCTATTGTAGACGTTGTAGACGGTAAAACTTTTATACTATTTCCTGAAACGCCATTTAAAGACGGAGTTGAAAGAACTCTTGATAAGTATCTTGGAAGCGGTACAAGTGCTAAGTTTAAAGAAATGGGCATGGTTAAAGGTCACATATACGGTATGATGACTGGAGCAGTATTAGGTGCAAGAGACGAACTATACAAGTATATGACTAAAGGCGATATGCCTATTATGTCAGAAGATGAGGCAGATTACGCCGTAGGATTCCTAGACAATCTAATACTTCATCTACAAAAACTAGATATTGAATCAGCTGAGCTAAAAACACTTACTAGTCCAGTATTTTTAAAGTATAATAAAAGTGCTACTAATTTTCTTATTGAACTACAGTCAGAATCAGACAATGCCGCTAGTGCTAAGTTAGTTCAAAGATTGTCTGGACAAAAAGGCGGAAGCACAGGTATTCGTGCATTAGTAAATCCTCAGTCCACGCAAGCTAAAGCTTTAGCAGGAATACTAGATATATTAAGCAAAGATGCTAATTTTTCTACTAGCGAAATTTTAGATTTTAAAAGCTCTCCTGCAATGATGGACTTGATAGTTGATGAAATACTTGAGCCTCTTGGAGTAAAACGTAAAAACCCTAAACAGATTAAAAGTCCTAAAATTAAGCTACCTAATGAAATTATTATAGCTTATGTAGATGAAAAGGCAAAATCTGAGTATAGAAAAAAGTTAAAGAAAACTTTAACAGAAGCTAAAGCAAATAAACAGCAGATTAAAAAGCAAAAAAATAATATACATCAAGTAAAAGGTATAGCACTTGCTTCAACTAATTTACTTAGTTTGACTAATTTAATTAATAGCCAGTTACAGGATGTGATTAGTGCTAATATGGGTAATGGATCTGCTAAAAATGTTTTAAATTATAGATCTGGTAGATTTGCCAGTACTGTTAAAGCTGAGCACGCAACTATGAGTAGAGAAGGTATGATCACAGTATTTTACTCATATATGAAAAACCCTTACGCAACTTTTAGTGAAGGCGGACGTCAAGCCTATCCAAGAAGCAGAGATCCTAAGCTACTAATATCTCAGTCAATAAGAGATATTGCAGCACAGGCAGTAGCTAATAAACTAAGGGCAGTATCGTTATGACAAGAAGAACAAGTATTGTAACAGCTTTAGCTGAAAAATTTAAATTAATAAACGGAACTGGTAGCTTTAAAAGTGACTTATCTGAGAATAGCTACCCTAAATTAAAATTCTGGGATGAGATTCAAGATTTTCCCGCTGTATATCTTACTCCAGGTTCTGAACTAAGAGAGTATATGCCTGGGGATTTTACCTGGGGATATCTGAATGTTAGTGTAAAAGTTTATGTTCGTAGCGAAAGCGAAGCGCAACAATTACTTGAAGACTTACTAGACGATTTAGAAAACGTAATAGATGCTAACCGAGTATTAGTATATGATACTACTAATAATCTGTCAACTACTGAAATATTAATTCAGTCAATAACAACCGATGAAGGTCTGCTAAGTCCTTATGGTGTCGGTGAAATAAATTTACAGGTGCGTTACGCACTCTAATTACCTAATAGTACCAATACAGATAAATGTCTAGTAAGCGTACTCCTAGGTTACCAACTAAAAGGAATAACTATGGCAGCAGTTAATTTAATTCGTAATAGTAGAGTCTTCTTTACTACTAACCTTGACAGTTTTGGCCGTGTAAAAATTGGTGCATTAAAAGATGCAGCAAGCGGCATGTCTACAACAAACTGTTTTGAACTTCAAGTATTGGAAGGCATGAGCTTTTCACAAAATACTACTGTAGATACAGTTACACTAAATGAAGCAGGGGCAGCCCCTGTACGTGGTCAGCGCAGCTTTAATACTGCATTAGAGCCAGTAGATTTTACTTTCTCTACATATATTCGCCCACATAATAACGGTAGTTTGATTACTGCTGAAGAAGCTTATTTATGGAATGCTTTCGGCGGTGCCGCTAACATTGGTGCCACAGGTGCTGCTTGGACAGCCGGATCCTCTTCTAGTACTGTAGGATTTACTAATTCTAACAAACATCAATTACTGCCTTTTGGCTTAATTATATTGTTTGACAATGCTGGTTATATTATTGATAACTGTGCACTAGATTCTGCAACTATTGACTTTGGTATTGACGCTATTGCGGCAGTAGCTTGGGCTGGTAAAGGTTCCGCAATCCGCGTATTAAATGACGCACAAGCTAATACGACTAGTCCAGTTGTTTTCTCGGGAACAGATTTTGACAACACATCCCCTGACCAGGCATTAGCTAAAAATACTACTGCCCGTTATATTACTAATAAGTTAAGTACTTTAGTTGTTAATGATGGTATCAATGACTTTGTTGCCGCTGCTGGTGGTGCTGTGACTACAGTTACAGTTGGTACTGCTGGTTCTGGATATACATCTGTTCCTACAGTAGCTTTTGCTGCCGCACCTGCGGGTGGTGTAACAGCTACTGGTACAGCAATACTATCTGGTGGTGGTGTTAGTGCCGTAGCAGTTGCTGCTGGTGGAACTGGATACACAAGTCCAACTATAACATTCTCTCCTCCTACAGTTGCCGGCGGCGTAACTGCACTTGGTACTGTAACAGTTAGCGGTGGTGCAATAACTGGTATTGTTATTACAACCGCTGGTACTGGATATACTACAGCTCCTACAGCTACTCTTGGCTCTTTAGGTTCAGGTACTGGAGCTAGTCTTGGTGCAGTAACTATTACTGGTTCTACTATTACTGGTATCGCTATTACTAATGCAGGATACGGCTATACTGTAGCTCCAGCAGTTACTATTACTGGTGGCGGTGGTTCCGGAGCTGCAGCTACTACCGTAATTGCAGCTAATGTTGGCAATGTTTATACAATCGCTTTAACTGGCGGAAATATCACTTTTGCTAATAACCTAACATATCTGACACCTGCTAACTTAGGTACAGTTAACTTACCAATTACGTACTTCACAGGTACACGTGCTATTACTGGTACTATCAATGCATACTTAAAAACAGGTAGTCTTGAAAGCGGTGGACTGTTATCTGACTTGATAGCTGGTTCAGCAACTACAGTTGACCCTAAGTTTACAATTAATGTACAGCTGGGTGGACCTAGTACAAATACTACTGGTGTTGAAATCAAGTTGCCTGCAGCTATGTTGCAGATTCCTACAATTAACACAGAGCAAGTTATTTCTACAACAATTAACTTTACAGCGCAGGGTTTTGCAGGTACTAGTTACGACATTACAGAATCTAACGAAGCAACTATCGTTTACCGAGCAGCAGTTTAATTAACCACTGCATTTCTATAGAGACTGGGCTGATCTCCAGTCTCTCTTTTTAAACTTATTATTATAAAATGACTACTCTCTCTTTAAAAACACTGTTAGTTCCCTCCAAATCAGTACAGGTAGAATATCCTGGTATGCCTGGTTTTGTTGTTGACTTAGCATTTTTATCTCGCGAAACACTTCTAAGTATTCGTAAGAAATCTACTAAAACTAGCTTTAAAAACCGCCAAGCAGCAGAAGAATTTAATGAAGACTTGTTCTTGCAATTATATGTTGAAAATGCTGTCAAAGGGTGGAAAGGCTTTAAATTAAGTTATCTTGAGCAACTAGCTCCTGTTGATTTAAAAGGCCAAAATATGGACGATGAATTAGAGTATACAGCTGAAAACGCTTTGTACTTAATGAAAAATTCTAGTAATTTTGACGGGTTTATTAGCGAACAAGTATCAGACCTGGGAAACTTTTCGACGACCAACTCCAGCAAGTAAATGCGCAGTTGGTCAGTTACATTCAAAATATGAGTGTATCTATGAACAAAGACCAGTATTTTGAAATGTGCGAAATGCTAGGCTCGGAGCCATTAGATTCTGAGATTCCCGTGGAATTTGAAGATTTTCCATTTGAGGTACAACAAGCATTTAATGCTTATCGAATGTTACGAGATGAGTGGGATACTATGAATGGTAGCTACTTAGGCAAGTCTTTGATAGGTGTAAAAGATGTTTTAGAAGCAACAGAGATTGAGCAGTCTGAGCAGAAATTTATTATCATGCTAATACGTATGATTGATACTGTACGCTCAGACGAAATCAATAATAAGAAAAAAATGGAAAAGCCTGCCAACTAAAAATTGGCAGGCTTTTTTACGTTAAAAATTTTTTGGTTTGACAAAAGTATGGTTGCATGTTATAATGTACACTAGTCAAGCTATTAAAAGTTTTAGCCACCAACCTTAAAGAGGAATAACGATGGCATCAAATCAAGTTAATATTAATTTAAGTTTACAGGATCAGTCGAATAGTATAAAGAATCGTACTGATGAAGTTAAAAATTTAAATAAAGAGTTACAAAAATCACAGAACTTAGCTACCGGTACGAAGTCTGGTAGTAGAGCAGCTGCAGCCAGCCTTGGCGCAGGTGAAAATATAGAGTACGGACGTGCTCGTGGATCTATGGGATCTACTGGAGCAAGCGGCCGAGATTTTGCAAACCAAGCACAAGGTCTTGGTGGATTAGTGCGTCTATATGCTACTTATGCTGCCAACGTATTCGCAGTAAGTGCCGCTTTTAGCGCATTAAGTAATGCTATGGATACCAGTAACATGGTTAAAGGTCTGGATCAATTAGGAGCTGCCAGCGGTGTCGCAATGGGAGCCTTAGCCAAACAGTTCACAGAAGCTAGTGGCGGAGCTATAAGTTTACGTGAATCAATGGAAGCTACCGCCAAAGCTATTAGTAGTGGTATGACTCAGAAACAGTTTTTACAGCTTGGTGATGTAGCTAAAAAGGCTTCTCAAGCGCTTGGCGTTAATATGAGCGACGCTGTTAGTCGTTTAACTCGCGGTATTACTAAATTAGAACCAGAACTATTAGACGAACTGGGATTATTTACAAAAGTAGGTAAATCATCAGAAGACTATGCCCGTAGTGTAGGCAAAAGTGTAGATAGTTTAACCGACTTTGAAAAGCGTCAAGCTTTTGCTAATGCCGTTTTAAAAGAAGGTATCGATAAGTTTAATGAAATCAATATTCCTACTAATCCTTATGACAAGCTATTAGCTTCGCTTAAAAACATTGCACAAACTATATTAGAAGTTTTAAATAAAGCTTTTGTACCTTTAGTAGATTTATTAAGCGCCAGCCCTGCAGCTTTAACTGCTGGTATAGCTGCGCTTGGATCAATGATTGTTAAGCAAGCAATTCCTAGTATTGTTAACTACAGGGATGAATTACGAAAAACTGCAGAACTTAGTAGGCAGGTAAGTTCTGATAAAATTAATACCGCAGAAACAATGCTTGCAAAAAACCGAGCAGATATTTTAGCAAAACAAGATAAGGCCGCAGACGACAAAGCAGCAGTTATTGACAAACTAGAAGCAAAATTAAAGGCACTTAGTGGTGGACGTATTCGCAAAGATATTGCAGAGATTCTTACACCAACTCGCGGAATTCAAGATATTACAGAAAAAGAAATACAAAGAATTGAAGCTGCTGGTAAAGGCTTAACAAAAAATAAGTATATTTACGATGAGCTAGCTAAGGCTATACGTGCAGCTAAAGTAGCGCAGGACGATTTTAATAAAAAACAAGCAGAGCTAAAAGCAGAAGCAGATGCCCCCGTAGGAAAAACAACAGCACTAGGTAGACTACAAATAGGTGCAGAAGAACAACGTAAGCGTTCAATTTCAAACTCAATTATTAGTAACGCAGCAGATACTGCTAGTTTAGTAGGATTTAGAGCTGCCTTTAGCGAAATGGTAGATAGTCTTAAAACTGAAAAATTAGGGGTAGTTAGATCTGTGTTTACAGGAATAACTGCTACTGCTACTGCAGCAACTACACGACTTATGGGTTTTATAGGTACTCTAGGTAATATTGGAATGGCAATTGGAGTATTAGTTGGCACGTTTCAAGCACTAAACTATGCTTTTGGCAATAACGATAAAGAAGTACAAAAATTTAATAAAAATTTAGAACTCGGAGACGACAATACCAGAGCTTTAACTGCTAGTTATGATAAGTATAAAAACTCGCTGTCTACAGCTTCAGTTGTAGCTATTACTACAGCTTTTCAGAACTTATCTGACAACCTTAAAGAAACCGCTGCAAGTTTCAAAGAAGCCACTCAACAAGCTAATGGCTGGGATAATGCTGTAAATAGCATTAAGGGCCTATTTGGACAAAGTTTAGAAGATGATTTTGCAAAAAGTTTGGGTAAGCAACTATCGAAAGGATTAAACGGTATCTTAGATCCTTCTATGCAAAAAGACACACGAGAAAGATTAAAGAGTATACTAAATGTTGGTGAGCTTACAGAAGATACTATAAAGCAGTCTTTAAGCAGTATGAGTACTTCTAGATTAACTGCAGTTGGTGCAGAAATAGCCGATGTATTTGAATATGCTTCCAAAGCAGGGCAAAAAACTAGTGCAGTCTTAGCAGGAGTTAAGGATGGTTTTGTAGGCTTACAAAAAAGCTATACAGACTTATCTAACACTTTAATACAAAAAGACCCGCTATCCGTTTTTGGAAAAGATTTAGCCACACAAGGTTTTAATTTTGCAGAAGCATTAAAAGACCCTATAGCAAATTTAGCTACATTAAGAGATCTACTAACTGATATTAGTAAAATTAAATTGCTTGCCCCAGAATCACAAGCAATTATTATGCAAAATCGTGATGCATATATTGCTTTAATAAATACGGCAAAAAGTTATGAAACACAGCTTAGTGAATCACAAGCTAAAATTGAAAAACTAAATTCTGCGCAACGTAATCTTGCCGGCTACGGACTAGCATTCAACCCTGGTTCTAGAAGACTTGAAACTCCTGGTAGCGCCGATAGCCCAGCAGTTGCAAAAGAAAAAGAAGCTTCAAAAGAAGCAAAAGCAAAATTAGACGCCACTAGGCAAGAAATGTTAGTTTTAGGAAAATCTTTTGAAGCGGCAGCAAAAGCTTCAATTGTAAAAGGTTTCGAACTTGTTGAAGGCAGTTTTACTCGTAAAATGGCAGAAACAGTACTAGGATCACAAAAGAACTTACTAGACAAACTGCCACAAACAGCAGAAACAGCAAAGCTTGGGGCTCAAATAGAAAATCAAAAGATTGATTTACAAATTAAGCAGTTAACTGAAACTCAACGCTTAATTAAAGAAATGGAATTAAGCCGTTTACAAAGCGAGAAGCAGTTTATAGAAACTCGAAGAGACGCAGCTTTAGCTCTCTTAAAAGACGATGCTAGTGCTCGAGCAGCTGAATCAGTAAAATCAGATACAAGAATATCTGAAATAGATAGGAGAATGAAGTTACTTAGTAGTACTAACATTAGCAACAGTATTAAAGCAGGAGATATAGAAAAATCACCTGAAGCTTTAAAAGCTATGCAAGAACAGCAAGGTACTATGGCACAAGTTGGTCAGCTAAATGAGCAGAAAAAGATGAACTTAATTAATGCAGAAATTGTTAAAGTACAATCAGCATTTGATCAAGCAAGAAAAACTTTCGACAGTTCATTAAAAGATATTGGAAATGCTCGCAAGGAAGAAACCGAGAGCCTAGCATTTCAAACTTTAAGTTTAGAAAAACAAAATGAAATTGTTGACAAATACGTTTTGCAAGAAGATGCTGTTAAACGAGCTATAAATGGCTTAGAAATTCAAAAAGAAATTGCTGTTTCAACTACTGTTCAGCTTGAAGCACAAGAGCGCAAGTGGGGTGAAATTGCTGGAATTGCTGCTAAAGGTGTAATTACTGCAAAAGAGCAATTTAAAGTTTCAGATAATCAATTTAATACTGCTAAAGGTATAACTGACGCAGAACGTGAACGTAAAAACGCACTAGCCATTACCTTACAAACAATGGGTCAAATCTCACAAACTTTAGAAACTCAAGTAAACTTAACGCGCATACTAAATGAAACTGAAAATGCTTTAGTTGATATACAAAAAGAAGTTTTGCAGAATCAACTTGACTTAGGCACGATTACTACAGATAACTATCGTGAACAGCTTCTAACAATTAATAAAATGCAAACAATCAAAGAACGTGATATTAAACTAGAGCAGTTACAAAATAGTCTTATTGCAACACGTTTAGATTTAGCTAAGCAATTGCTTGATCCTAAAAATGCTGGCGATATTGATTCTATTAATGCTAAAGCTGAAGCAGCTTCCCAAGCCTATTTACTAGAAGTTGAAGGAGTAAATAAAGTATATGAAGCAAAACAAAAAACTAAAACTTTGGACGACTACTTAACTGACAGGCAGCTTAAATACGGAGACATACTTAAAAATAGTTTTGAGGGTATGGCCGATGCCGTTATTGAGTTTACCAAAACTGGTAAGCTTAACTTTAAAGGTATGATAGACAGTTTTATTGAAGGTTTAATTCGTTATGAAATGCAGCAACAAGCTATAATGATGTCAGCAGCATTTAAACCAGGATTTATGAATTTTATTGGTAGTATTTTTGGAAACATGGGTAATACAGGATCTATGACTGGAACTATGGCAGGGCCTGTAGCTTCTGCTAAAGGTAGTGTATACGACACCGGGCTAAAAACTTTTGCCAAAGGCGGAATGTTTACTAATTCAGTTGTAAATCAACCTACACTATTCAAATTTGCACAAGGCACTGGTTTAATGGGTGAAGCAGGACCAGAAGCTATTATGCCGCTAAAACGTGATAGCAACGGTAATCTTGGAGTTCGTGCAGCTGGCAGTGGCGGAAATGTTGACGTAGTTGTTAACAACTATTCTACTGCACAAGCAGAAACTAAAGAAACTGTTGATAGCCGAGGCAATCGTAAAATTGAAGTTGTTATAGGAGATATGACTGCAGGTGAAATTTCTAGAAATGGTAGTGCTTCGCAAAAAGCTATACGAGGAACTTTCGGACTTCAGCCTCAGTTAATTAGGAGATAATTATGGCATATAGCTATGTTTGGGAGCCAACACTTCCACAAGTACCTCAAAAAGGTTTTTCAGAATCCATAGGAGCACTTATATTAAGGACTCCTATGGATGCAGGGCCTGCAAAGCAACGATACCGTGGTCGCAGATCTGATACTATGCAACTAACCTTTATTATGACAAATGTACAAGTAGCAACTTTAGAGACGTGGATTACAAATACACTACGTGGTACAGCTAGATTTGGTTTTCCACATCCTCGCAAAAGTACTGTAGTAGAAGCACGTATAGTACCTCAAGGAGATGGTGCCCTTTTTACTGCTGCGTACCTTGCTCCAGGTTTTTGTAACGTGTCTTTACAGTTTGAAATATTACCATGAGTAGATTAACAACAATGTCACCGGAAGCTATTAAGGCTATATTTTCGCCTGAAGCTGATAGTGATTTATTATTTTTATTAACTGTATATGATCCAGCAGACGGAGTTACTGTTATAACCAGACTTGCTGATGGTTTCACAAAACGTATTAGTGAAACTGCAGATGAAATAATTTATGGTGTAACAAGCCGTAGCCAAGACTTTATTTTTCTACCCATGGAAATTTCATTACCAACTGAAGAAGAAGCACAAGCTCCAAGATGTTCAATAGTTTTGCGTGATGTTACTAAATATGTAATACCTATAGTTAGAACTATTGTAGGGCCTCCTAAAGTAAAGATGGAACTAGTACTATCAAAAACACCTGAGATAGTAGAAGCTACTTTTAATGGCTTTTATATTAGTAGTTTTAGCTATAATGCTGATTCAGTAACAGCCGATTTATCAATGATAGATTATGAGCGTGAACCATTTCCAATGCACTCGTTTACTCCAGCATATTTTCCAGGAATGTTCTAATGTGGCACAATAAATATATAGGCATACCTTTCCTAGACAAGGGTAGAGATACAAACGGCATTGATTGCTGGGGATTAGTTCGCCTTGTTTATAAGCAAGAATATAATATAGATCTACCTAATTTTAGTACTAATTACGAAGCTGACGATGTTGAGCAGATGAAAGATTTGCTTGCCCAGTACAAAGAAGGTTGGGAAAAAATAGATACTCCAACAGAAGGCTGCATCGTACTATTTAATATTTTGGGTGTAGAATCACACATGGGTATTGCTGTTAGCAGTACTCATTTTTTGCATGCGCGTGATCGTCGCGATAGCGCAATAGAATCTTTTGACTCTGTGGGTTGGAAGAACCGTATTACGGGATTTTATAAGTACAGTGAAAACAAAAGTGCAATTTTAAACGTAGTGCCACACCCACTACGTACTGAGCGTTTTACTGTACCTATTTTACCAGGCACAACTTTAGATAAGTTGGCAGCCTGGATTAAGTTTGAGTATAAAATTGCTGATGAATTAGCAAGCAAAATTACCATTATGGTTAATGGTGTTGTAGCAGATCCAAAAAGCTGGCATACTACTGCTTTAAAAGATACAGATCGTGTTGAATATCGTGCAGTACCTGGAAAAGGTAATACTTCAAGACTAATACTTACTTTAATAGTAGCGTATGTTGCACCATATTTAGCAGGACAAATGACGGGATATACTGCTGCTGCTGCAACAGCAGCGGCTGGCGGAACAGCAGTAACTACTTCTATGCTAGTAGCTAATGCTGCCGCTACTGTTGCTTTTACAATTGCAGGTGGAGCGCTAATTAATGCTATTTCACCAATTCGTCCACCTGATATTAATAGTCCTGGATCTACTATTCAGCAGTACATGGTTACGGGAGGGGCTAACCAAATACATCCGTATGAAGCAATACCAGTAGTTTTAGGTAAAATTAAATACACTCCACCACTTGGCGCTGTTAATTATCTTACTTATGAAAACGAAACTGAAAGTTACTTATCAATGCTCCTATTATGGGGATATGGTCCTCTTAATATTGATGCCGCAACTTTTAAAATCGGTAACGTTGCTCTAACAGACTACACACTACCTGTAGCGCCAGTAACTTTAGATAGAAAAATTGCTCCTACAGCACAGCAAGTATTAGATTTTAATGCTATATATGGGCAAGACGTAAAAGTTGTTGCTAGTGGTATTACTTTAACTTGTCCAGGCCAGTATAATGCAGTACTAACAGAAGGTACATACGGCCCCTTTATAACTGCAAGCAGTGGTCCACCAACTACTAATACTAGTGGAGCTGTAGTGCCAGTTAGTCAATTTACTGTTTCATTACATTTACCTCAAGGTTTGCGTAGAATCTTTGCAGAAGGCAAAGAATCTGGAAAAGAAGAGTCTGTTTTTGTAGCTATTGAGATTCAAGTAAAAGACGGCACCGGACCTTGGACAACTTGGCAAGATTTTGGACTTGGAGATGGTACAGTTAAAAAAGATGCATTTACAGTAAATAAAACTTATTATGGATTAAATTCTTATAACGAAGTACAAGTTAGAGTTCGTAGAAAAACTGGTGCTGATGCTGAGTGGACAAAAGCAGCTAACGGCTATGCTAAAGCACAGATCTACGGACAAGTAATATTGTTACAAACTACTTTTTTACGTAATATGTTTCCTATAAAGGAGCCAGTTAATTGTAGTCTTGCAGGAACTGCTTTAAAAATTAAAGCAAATGACCAGCTTAATGGACAAATTGAAGGTATTAATGCTATTGTGCAAACTTGGGCTCCATCGTGGGATGGTACTAACTGGACAACTATGGCAACTAATAATCCTGCCGACTTGTTTTTATATGTTTTAAAACACCCAGCTAATCCTCAAAGAGTAAAAGATACAGATGTTAGTACTAAGGTAGATTTAGCACAAATTCAGTATTGGCACTATTACTGTGGCCTAAAAGGATTCACTTATAATAGCATACTAGCCTCACAACGTAGCATATTAGAAGTATTACGAGATATTTGTGCTGCTGGTAGAGCAAGCCCTGCTATGGTAGATGGAAAGTGGTCAGTAGTAATTGACGAGCCTAAACCAAATATTGTACAGCACTTTACTCCACATAATAGTTGGGGATTTGAATCTTCAAAAGCATTAGTTAAAATGCCTGATGGTTTAAAAGTAACTTATATTGATGAAGATCAAGATTACCAACAAGCAGAAGTTATTGTCTATAATGCAGGAAAATCTGAAAGTAATGCAGAGTTATTTGAAAGTATTCAATTACCTGGAGTTACAAAAAAATCACTAGTAATTGACCATGCTCGTTGGCATTTTGCCCAAGCAAAATTGCGTCCAGAAGCATACAGATTAAATACAGATATTGAATATTTGGTTTGTAATCGCGGAGATCGTGTAAAAGTAAGTCATGATGTACCTATGTGGGGTGGTGGAACTGGCAGGATTAAAAATCGTATAAGCGCTACTGAATTTACCCTAGACGAGCAAGTATATATTGACGTTTCTAAACGCTATACGATTAGAGTTAGATCTTCAACAGGTGCAAGTATTGAAAGAGAAGTAGACAAAACCGGGTTATCTTCAGGTTATTATACTAGTGTTAAGATACTTGTAGCCGCAACTTCTGTACAGATAAATAGTAGTGATTTGTATATGTTTGGTGAACTGGGGCAAGAATCACAGGATTTAATTGTACTAAGTATTGAGCCTAGTTCAAATAAATCCGCATCAATTACTTTAGTCGACTACGGAGTTACTAGTACTTACAACATATTTACCGATTATACCACTCTAACAGCGAGTACAGTTTTTGAAACAAAAATCACTTTGCCAGGACAAGATTTAAGAACAAGTTTTACCAGCACAGACGTGCCTAATGTTACTTTAATTGTAAGTGATGAATCTGCAGCTAGATTGCTTTCTACTGGTAACTATGAACAAAGAATAAAAATAAGTTATACTAATCCACAAGAACTACCTAAAGGTACGGACATGATTGAGTGTAGTTATTATTTACAAAATACTAGCACTTTAATAAATACTACAACTTTTAAAGAAAAATATAACTCTGGCTCTATCTATATATCTGGCGTAGAAAAAAGTCAGGTATATAAAATAAAAGTAAGATACGTAGCCATAGACGGCAGAACAGGCCCATGGACTAGTGAGTTTACGCATACAGTAGGAACTTTTAAAACTTATTCAACTGTTGATAGTATATATCTTGACCTTAATACCCATTTTTTAGATATGAACGCTATATCTAATACTGCTATTAATCCTTCTTTATTTAAGCACTATGAGTACAGAATATACAGAGATAGTGGTACAACAGATTTCTGGAATTTAGTTCCAGATAGTACAAATGAAATAAAAGTAGTAAAGTCAACCGGTGCAACTAGACAAAGTTTACTAGATTTTACCGCCCCACGTCTTTCAGAAGCCGGTATAACTTATAGAGTAGCCTGTAGAACCGTAGATATTCATGATAACTATAGTGATACAAGCGTACTAGCTTCTTTAAAGATTAAAACAATTGTTTAAGGACAAATATGGCAGCAACCTTATCAGCGGGCGTAAATTCGTTAATATTAAAATTAGATACGCCGTACGATACTATTAGAACAACGGATATCCGTGATGATTTAGTTAAAGTACTAGTATGGTGTTCGGCTTCACCAATACCTGCTGTTCCTTTAAGTAATACTCTTGTATTCGATGGATTAAGTTTATCTATAATTATTCCAAAATTAAATGATGGTACAGCATTAGTTGCAGGTACTACTTATTATGTTAAGTACGCTTTTGTAAGTGACATTCAAGTAGATGTATTTACTGTTTCTACTCAATTAACGGCTACTCCAGTAGCGGCTTCTGCACAATCAATTGATATTTCTGGATACAGTGCTTTTGTTAAAAACAGCGCCGGTACTACATTTACTCCAACTTCTGTTACCTTAACAGCAGTTCTAAACGGTATTGCTAGCCCTGGGTATACTTGGACAATTACAAATGGAACGCTGCTTGATGGCATTTCAACTACAGCTACTGGTACTGCTTCTATAAGCGTAAAACCAGCCACAATATCAACAACTTCTGTAACTGTTACCTTAAGTGTAACAGGTACAGGAATATCTACGCCCCTAACAAAAACAATTGTTATGGCAGTTGTTAATGACGGGCAAAATGCAACCGCGTACGGTTTAGTTGTTTCAGCAGCAGCTATTCAAAAAAGTAAACTAGGTGTTTTAAATCCAGCAAGTATTACCGTATACGGATATTTTGCAGTAGGCATAACAACTCCTGCTCTTTATGCCGGTAGATTTAAAATATATGAAAATGGCAGTGCTACAGCAAGCTATATTTCTGCATCAGATCAATCAAGTTATACGTATTCTCCAAGTTCCGCAAATATTACAAGTATAAAAGCAGAACTTTATTTAGCAGGTGGAACAGTTAGTAAGATTGATGAACAATTTATACCTGTAGTGTTTGATGGCACAGATACTGTTACCGCTGTATTAAGCAACGAAAGTGCAACTGTTCCTGCAAATAGTGCAGGTGTAGTAGCTACGTTTGCAGGTGCTGAAACCACTATGAGTGTGTTTATTGGCGCCACAGACGATAGCGCTAATTGGACATATTCAGCCAATATAAATAATCTTAGTTCAACTTCTAGTGGTAGTCCTATTGGGCGTACTCAAACCATAACAGCTTTACCAGGTTTGTCAGGATTTATAGACCTTACTGCAAGCAAAGCTGGTTATACAAGTATTACTAAAAGATTTAATGTTAATAAGTCTTTAGATGGAGTAGTAGGAACATCATCTCTAGTTTACGATATAGTCACAAACACTCCAGTAATTGTTAAAGATGCACCGGATGCTGCTACTACTGGTACATACTCAACTATTACTTTTCAAGGTAAGAAGTACGACGGTAATGTTACTACTAATTTTGGTTGGCTAACTGTTACTGCAAACGGAGATTCGGAAGCTACAACGGCTACAAATACAGCAAGTGCTGTTATTACACTAACTCCCGCAAGTACTTCTGGAAAATCTAGTTATACAGCAAGAATGTATAATCAAGCGACTGTTAGCGGAGCAACATTACTAGACACACAGTTTATTAATGTTGTATATAAAGGTGTCCCGGGAGCTACAGGTAATTCAGCCATAAATCCGGTCCTTAGTAATGGAGCGCATACGTTTCCAGCAGATAAAGACGGTAATGTTACTTCATATACAAATAGCGGTACTCAACTACGTGTATATGAAGGTGCCACAGAACTTTCTTATGACGGAGTAGGTACTAGTAACGGTACGTGGACTTTTAGTACTGGTACACCAAGTAATATAACTGTAGGTAGCATTACTGATAGCGGGACTTTCGCAACTATTGGAGTACATAGCGGAGTACTTGCAGGCACAGATAGCTCTGCAATTACATATACTATAACTGGCAAAAGTTCGACTGGAGTATCGTTCTCCACTACACAAACACAGACTTTTAGTAAGTCCAGGGCCGGTCAAAATTCAGTTGTACCAGGCCAAACAGGTGCATCTACTCACAGAGCTTATAAGTCCTTTCCCGCTAATACTACGTTTACTAGCGCTCCAACTTCGACAACAAATGGGGCAGCTCCAACTGCTCGTGATGGTAGTTCTGAAATATGGTCGCTTTCTCCTGTTTCAGTAACTGATAATAATGCTCAATATCAAACAGACGGAATAACTGCTGCAGGTAGTACTACTACCACTTGGAGTATTCCTTACATAAGTTATTTTAAAGCAGGAACTTTAGAAGCTATACAAACCAATACTGGTAACTTAACAGTAACTGGTACAATTAAAGTAGGTAGTACTGCCAGTACTACTAACGGCATATTAATTACTCCAGACAATATTATTATCTATAATAGTTCAGTTCCACGAGTTAAATTAGGTTTATTATAATATGGCATACGGAATAAAAACAGTTAAAGCCGATAACTCAACTATAGTTTTGCAAAATTCTAATAAAAGTGGGGTCTTTGCTAGAACCTATACTCTTACACCGGCCGATGCAATTGCTTCCCCTTCTATTAGTAACGAGTATCGTAAAGAATTCCCTGAATATGCTGGCAGAACTATTAGAGTTATTCAACTTAAAACAGGCAATGCTGTATGGAACGCAGGTGTTACAGGAAATGGATTGAATGTAATTGATTTTAGTATAATTAATCCATCTTCAACTTTAACAGATCCTAGATTTGTTGTCGGCAATACTATTGTATACATATTCGTTAAATAAGGTAACTTCATGGCATATGGACTAAGAATTATAAATGATGAATCAGAACTACTAATAGATAGCGATTATGTTAATCCCACATTTGTACGAACATTAGAATTTAACACTACACCCACGTCTACAGCAACCGGAATAGTTACAGGAGATTCAATAGATAACTTACACGCTGGTTATTATAAACGAGAATATACTACAGCAACAATTTTATTAAATACCGGTACTTACATTGTACTATGGAAACTACCAGACAATGGTAATGTTGATGTTTACTATAATTTTCCAACATCAGTTATGGATGTTAATAGGTCACTAACTTGTGAAGTATATTCTGGTGTCACTGGAACATTTACCTTACCTACTGCGTATATATTTGCCACAGATACTGGTAGTTTATCTACGCTGTCTAGTACTGGTTTTGCACTAAGAATGTATAATTCTTCTCAAGCAAAAACTTTTGACAGTAGCTTTACTCAATTAGTGCCTCATGATATTTCAGACTTATTTACGTTAGCTAATATTAGTAGTACGGCTACTATAAGTATATCAAGCCCTACTAACGCTATATATTTATTGCCTAAAGCGTATACAATATATGAATATAACTCTTATACTACTCCAGGTCAAATAAGCCAAATATTACGAGATAATGTGTATAAACGATTTGGTTCAACTATATACAGTAAACAAATATCTACTTATAGAACTAGTATTGCGGGGACTATAAGCGCTATACGTCAATTTGATTCAGGCCTTAGTGGATATAAAAGCATATTGTCAGCAAACGGAGACCTATATCAAGCTGCTGGCACAGGCACTGGAAGTTCGACAAATCCACAATATTCGTTAAGTGCAAGCCTTGCTACCGTTAATGAAACTAATAGTAAAACATTTACTGTAACACTAACAACCCTTAATGTTACTAATGGAACTTTAGTTTATTATACTGTTACAGGTATTGATAGCGCAGACTTAACCTCTGGCAATTTAACTGGCAGCTTTAATGTACAAAGTAATACTGCAACTATAAGTTTTACAGTTGCAACGGATAGTTTTACAGAAGGGCAAGAAACTTTTCTGTTGAGTCTTAATGGTATAAGTCAAAGTGTAAGCGTCACCATTTTAGATACTAGTAGAAGTCCACCTGGATGGTCAGCGCTTAGTGCAGCTTCAGTAAATGAAGGCTTTTCAATATATGCAGATTTTTATGCTTTGTACAACGATGCCACTTACCCAGTAACTTTTACTGTTGAAGTGTCGGATCCTCCAACAGCTACTGAGTTTGAGTTTGCATATCCAGATATAACCATAACTCCAAGCATTCCCTCAGGAGCTACGTATACTAGAGTAACTATTAATGCTAGAGCAGACCTAAGACTAGAAGGAGTAGAGGCTTTTCGTATTAAAGCTGTGGTAGACGGTATTTCATACTATACCTCTAATATTACTGTTAACGACACTACTACATCTTCAATAACTACTGCTGATAATTGGCTAGTAGGGACAGACAATACTGTTAGTATTACTGTGATAGGTGGACTCGGTAAAACCGTAAACTTATATTCTATTGATAGTAGTGTAATAGATGTAAAAGCCGGCAGCCCAAGTAGTTGGGCTGTTAACAGTAGTAATTTTACTGCAACTACTACATATCAAGCAAAAACACTTAATCCAGGTACGTTTGCAAATGTAGGTTTGTGGCTTAAAAATGGTGAAGAATTTATAGCTCCAAAGTATATAACTATTTCAAGCCCTAACCCTGTATATTCGTGGGCTACAAGTCCACTAACGGTTGATGAAGGACAAACTCAATCATTACAGTTTAATTATACTAATGCTCCTGCAAATACTGTAATTAATTTTTACTTTGCGACACCGCTATCTGGTACTTCAGCCAGTAATGACGGCGTACTAAATACTACTACTTTTACTACTGGATCTACTCTTTCTTCAGGATCTGTTAGTGTAAGCTATTCAGTTACAGCTGATAGTACCACAGAAGTTACAGAATATTTTAGACTACACGCACAGATAAATGGTACCGCTAGTTATTATAGCCAAGATATTACAATTAATGATACTAGTCTTACTCCTTCGTATGGTATTAATGCTGTTAATCCTCCTTGGGATGAAAACACTACTGAGGCTACAACAATTACTTTATCAAATGTTAACGGGTATACTTACTTTCCTGTATCTAATAATGCTGCGGTAACCTGTCAAACTACTAGCTTTACCGTAACCAGCAATAGTTTTACAACTACGCTTTACTGGAATGTTGGAGCAGTTACAGCTGATACTACGGTTACACTAGAATTACGTCGTAGTAGAAGTAATGGTGTAGTAGATGCCACCACCAGTGTAGTAGTTACAAACTATGTAGCACCAACTTACGTTTTAAGTGCTAACCCAGCAAGCTCTAGTGAAGGTAATAGTTTTACAATTACTCTTACAACTAATCAAAGCGGAAGTTTTCCGTATACTGTTACTGGCATATCTTCTGCTGACTTAGAAGGTGCTGATACTACTTTAACAGGTAGTTTAGCAAATAACGGAACAAGAACGTTCAATGTAAAAGCTGATGCAGTAACAGAAAATACTGAAGTATTCTCAATTAAACTAAATAATAACTTAAGTAACACTTTAACCGTAAGTATTAGTGATACATCAAAATCACCTACTAGTATATCTAGAACTGGAAGTACTTCCGGAACCTCAGGCACTGTTTTTAGTAGTAGTTTTACTGTTGCAGTTAACGGTACACCGTCTACAGCCACATGGAGTCAGACAGGTACTATACCTACTGGACTAAGTTTAACTCAAACTGGGTTATCTGGTGGATATTATTCAACTTATACACTTAGTGGTACCCCCTCAGCCTCAGGTACGTTTAACTTTACTATAAACGCAACTACAGCTACTGGTGAAACAGCAACAGCAAACTATAGTGTTGTTATTGGTTTACCTGCAGCTACATATTCATGGGGTGGAGTCGACAATGTAGACGAAAATTCAGCTACTAATACAATGAGTTTTAACTTTACTAATGCGGTAAATGCTGCAGTAACTTTTGCATTATTAGCTCCAACGGGTACTTATAGAAGTGGAGTCTCAGACATTACATTAAGTACTACAAGTGGCACAGCTAATGGAACCTCATCTATTAGTGTAAACTATTCCGCAGTTGCTGACCAAGTCACCGAAGGTTATGAATATTTTAGAATACGCGCAACTGTAGGCGGTGTAACCTATGATACTACAGATATTGTAATATCTGATACTTCACTTTGGCCAGCTAATGGAACACTGCTTAGCGCATCTTGTTTAAATAATGGAGTTGCACCCTATACTTATAGACAAGTTTATGCTAATGGCAGTGGCGGAACATACAACGTTGACACTAATAATTCTGCAACTTGTGGATACACAGCACCATCAGTACCTCAGTGGCGTAATTCAGAAGTTAATACTAACTGGACAGTACCCACAGGTACAACAAGTATAGCGTTAGCTATGATTGGTGGAGGCGGTGGAGGCCGTACTATTAGTAATACTGGTGGAGGCGGAGGTGCAGGGGGTGTTTATTATGCTGCTTCACTTGCGGTAACTCCAGGCGACGTTTTATCTTTTGTAATAGGTTCTGGAGGTACTGCAAATACCTCTGGCAGTAGTACTACAATGGCAAAAAATGGTACTATAGTTGCAGTCGCAGCAAGCGGGTTAAATTCAGGAGGAGGTAATTTTGGTGGTGGTGCTGGGTTTAATGCTTTGTCTGGACTTACCCCTGGAGGCGGAAGTGGTAATGCTACTTCAGGCGGCGGTGGAGGTGGCGCAGCAGGCGATGGCTATCCTGGGGGCGGCGGAGAAGGCGGCGATGGCGGTCTGGGTATAGAATTCAACATAGATGGAGTTGATTATCGAGTAGCTGGCGGTGGAGGTGGCGGCGGACAAGTTATTTATGGCCTTGGTGGTATTACAGATACAGGATTTGATTGTGGTGCTGGTCGAGGAGGCTACGGGTCTTCGTACAGTGTTAGCAATTCGCCAGGAACTAACGCAACTAAAACAGGTAGCGGTGGTGGTGGTGGTCGTTTAAACGGTTCCGGCGGTGCCGGATTTAAAGGTAGAGTTTGGTGGTATGGATGACTTATAAATATAAAATAATAAACTTCGACCCTCAACAGGGCCTGATTGCAATACAATTTGAAGGGTATGAAGCTCTTGGATTTTATGCTCCGTTTATAAACGGAGCATACCTAACCGGACAAGCTTTAGACGACTATATTCAAACTTTGTATATACAAGCAATCCCTTATGAGAGCAGGTCAATATTAATACAAACTATATCCGGAGCAGAAGGATTAACTGCGCTAGTAGAATCTCCGACGGAATATATAGAACAAAATGTAGCTACAGTTGCAGAAACGCCTGCACTAGTAGTATCTGTACAGCCATTAAAGTCTACTTATTTTATAGGTGAAGCTATCGAAGCAATAGTTACTTTTGATAAGCCTGTAGGGCCTAACACATTTGTTAATATAATGTTACAAAATACATCATCTAACATTGGTATTTATCTACCATCACAGTATGAGTCAGTAGGACCAGAACTATTTAAACCTACTATAATTACTGGTAATAATGGTGAAAAGTTAGAAATGTACTTAGGCGATACTACAGCTAAATATACTGGGCCAATTTATCCAGGTGGAATTAGTTATAGTGAAGCCACTATATACGCAAAAACAGTACTAAATCATAGAGATAATCAAGAGTATGTAGCTTCTGCTACTATTCAATTAATATCTGATCCTGTACCAAATCCCTAAACCGTCGCAAAAACTATACCCTGTCCATTCTTTGGGCAGGGTATTTTTTTGCATTGACAACTAAGCGCCCTTGTGGTATAATATACCAAAATGTCAGAACATTCCAATATTTTTTCTTGACAAGCTTTTAACCATATCTAAAAGGCGGACTTGCCGTTTAGAATATAATTAAATATTAAACACCTGCTAATAAGGAGATCTGATTATGGTGGAGATTAACGACCACAGTTTCATACAGACCGTTTCACTAGTTGCGTTAGCAGTTGTTGCTTTCTCAGTTGGAATACAGAAATTGTTAAAAGACTGGAAAAGTACTAATGCGGAAACTAGTGTTATTACTTTAATGCACACAGAACTAGAACGTATGAGCCAACAGAATGGCTTACTTGCAACCGAATTAAACCGCTTGCAACAAGAAATGATTTTATTAAATGCACAACTAGCACAGTTGTGCCTTGAGAATCAGCAACTACAAACCGAAGTTGTAGCTTTAACAGAAGAAGTAAATAAATTTAGAGTGTCGGCTACACTTGCAGCAGCAAAGAAAGTAAGGTAAAATAATGGAACCAGCAAAGATTAGTTATAAAATTTACCAAGGCAGTACTTTTGCAGAGACATTGCGCTGGGAGTCGGAAACAAAACAATATGCTCCAATTTCTGCTATTACTAATGCCGCTCCCTGTGTAATTACTACTAGCAGTGCTCACGGTGTGCCAATAAATTGGAGAGTCCGTGTAACTGGTGTAACTGGTATGAAGGATATTAATACTATTAGTGATGATGCATATTATTTAGTTACTGGCAAGACAGCTAATACATTAACCCTAAACCAGGTTAATTCAGCAGCTTATGGAGCTTATACATCAGGTGGAGTTGTAGAATATAACACACCGATTCCTATTACGGGATACAGTGCACAAATGCAAATCCGTGAGACTTTAGAATCTACTACAGTACTTCATGAATTGTCAACAGCTAATAATGGCATCGTTATAGATCCTGTTAACTTTACAATTACACTAAAAATTTCTGCTGCTGTAACAGGAACATTTAATTTTGACGCAGCAGTATATTCCTGTGAATTAACAGATAATCAAGGTAACGTAATACCTTTCTTAACAGGAAGTATTAGTCTAGTAAAAGAGGTCACAAGATGACAACTGAAATAATTGTAACTGAGATTAATAATACAGTTATTATAGAAAAGAAGGAACCTGTTGTTGTTTCTTCTCAATCACAAACTAAAGTGGTTGTAGGTGGCATGATTGGCCCCACAGCTACGACAATAAAAGGGCTACAAGATTTAGATCTAACCCAATTAGCGGCAGGAAGCTTATTAGTTTATAATGCCGGAACAGAAAAATGGCACGCAACAAACACGCTGGAACAGCAGGTTTTTGAGTCCGGTCAGTTTTAAAGGATAAAAAATGGCTTCTATTTTAAGAATTAAACGTAGCGAGTTAAGCGGTAACCCAGCCGTACTCGGTGCAGGTGAATTAGCTTACTCAGCTTTACCAAATAATGGGTCAAATGGTGGTGATCGTCTTTACATTGGTACAGGTAATGAAACTGCTGGCAATGCTGTAAATCACGTTGTAATCGGTGGTAAATTCTTTACCGATATGGTTACTGCTGCCACCGCACTAAAAACAGCAAATACTTTAGTAAAGCGTAATAATGATGGCGCAGCTTACTTGGATATTGTAGGTAACGTACTAGGTAACGTAACTGGTGATGTTAGTGGTAATTTTAGTGGTCCTGTTACTGGAGATGTAACTGGTAATCTAACTGGTAATGTAAGTGGTAATTTAACTGGTAATACCAGTGGTACTCATACTGGTGCTGTAATTGGTAACGCCGCAACTGCTAGTAAATGGTTAGATGCTCGTACAGTTACTTTTGCTACAGTTGGTCAAAATATTTCCGATGCAACAGGTAGTTTTAGTATAGATGGTAGTACTAATCCAACTACATATCTTACATTGCGGGACGTTAATGCAGCAGCAGGTGCAAACGGAACTCCGTATGGTTCAACTACATTAATTCCTGTTATAACAGTTAATTCAAAAGGTTTAGTAACTGCTGTATCAACTGCTAGTGTTGCCACTACATTAAGTATTATTGGTAGTACCGGTACAGTTGGTTCCGTAAATTTATTAGACGAGACACTTACTATTGCTGCCGCAACCGGTGTTACTACCAGCTTTAACGACGCTACAAATACACTTACAATTGGATTGTCAGGTGCAGCAACATTTACCAATTTGACCTTAACAGGAACACTAGCTGCAAACGCAATTACATCTGTTACTAATATTACAGCAACTGGTAACCTAGAAGGATTTGACCTTCAAGTTAACGGTAGTGCAGTAATCGAAGGAAATTTAACAGTTAAGGGTGTTACTACTACTGTAAACTCTACAACAGTTACAATTGCTGATAAAAACTTACAACTAGCTCCAGCTGCAAATTCTGACGTTTTAGCTGATAGTGGAGGTTTATTAGTTGGTGTTAATAATAGTGGTACAGGATTTATTGCCCCTTCATTAGTTTATACTCAAAGTAATAATCGCTGGAACTTTAACAAAGATTTAAATGTAGCTAATGTTTATGGTGCATTAAAAGGTAATGCTGATACTGCTACAAAATGGGCAACCGCAAGAACAATTCAATTTTCTGGTGCAGATGTAGGTGGTACTTTTAATACTGACGGTAGTGAAAATGTAACTGCTATAGCACTTACGCTGGCAACAGTTAATCCTACTAATATTGGTAGTTACGGAGATTCAGTAACAGTTCCTAACTTTACAGTTAATGCCAAGGGTCTAATCACTGCAGCAGGATCTGCACCAATTCCTTTTGCTAGTACGACAACTAAAGGTTTAGCAAGTTTCGACTCTACACAGTTTTCAATTACGTCAGGTGCAGTAACTATTACTCAAGTTGACGGCGGAGCGTATTAATAAAAGGGAAACTTCTATAAGTTTCCCTATTCCTTTTTAGGGCTAACTATGGCAACAAATAAGATTATTCTTAAGAAATCATCGGTAGTAGGCAAAGTTCCTGTTACAAGTGATCTCGAGTATGGCGAGTTAGCCATTAATTATGCTGATGGCAGAATTTATTTTAAAGCATCTGATAATTCAGTAAAGTTTTTCAAAGACTTAGCTAGTATTAGCTTAGATAATTTATCAGACGTAACAGTCGCAAGCCCTGTCAACGGACAGGCACTAGTATATAACGGCAGTAACTGGGTTAATGCAGCTCCAGGTGGTACTGCTTTTAATGCCAATACCAGATATTATACTGGTAATGGTAGTACTACTACATATATAGTTACACCAGGAATAACCGCTGAAAGTTTCTTAGTATTTGTTGGTGGTATTTCGCAAGATGCTAATACTGATTTTTCGATAGCTAGTGGATACATTACTTTTGTTAGCGCACCTCCTAGCGGTCTAAAAATCGTTATTAAGGAACTAACAGGCCACTTAGTTGGTACAGGACTTCAAGGTCCAAAAGGTGATCCAGGCGATCCTGGTATTAATATTGCTACTATAACAGGTAGTTTAATACCTGCTGTAGATCAAACATATGATCTTGGTTCACAAACAAAACGTTGGAGAACTGGCTACTTTAGCGCTAACACAATTGATTTGGGTGGTACACCTATTTCAGCTAGTGGCGGATTCTTAGTTGTTGACGGCCAAAGTATTGGTTACGGAGCAACAGGACCCACAGGTCCAACAGGTCCAGCTGGTGTATCTGGCGTCCAAGGTGCTGCATCTACAGTACCAGGACCACAAGGTGGTGACGGCCCAACAGGACCCGCTGGTGTAGCTGGAGCAGATGGTCCACAAGGACCGCAAGGACCTACAGGTGATCAAGGTATTCAAGGTATTCAAGGCGTTGTAGGACCAACAGGTGCTCAAGGTATTCAGGGTATACAAGGCGTACAAGGTATTCAGGGCGTTACAGGTCCAACAGGTGATCAAGGTATCCAGGGTATACAAGGTGTTGTAGGCCCAACAGGTCCTACAGGTGCTCAAGGTATCCAAGGTGTTACAGGTCCAACAGGTGCTCAAGGTATTCAAGGCGAAGTAGGACCTACAGGTTCACAAGGTATCCAAGGTATCCAAGGTATCCAAGGTATTCAAGGCGAAGTAGGACCAACAGGTTCACAAGGTATACAAGGCGTTACAGGTCCAACAGGGCCTCAAGGTATACAAGGTGTTACAGGACCTACTGGTGACCAGGGTATCCAAGGTATACAGGGTATACAAGGCGTTACAGGCCCTACAGGTGCTCAAGGTATCCAAGGTGTTACAGGTTCAACAGGTGTTCAAGGTATACAAGGTGAAGTAGGCCCAACAGGTGCCCAAGGTATACAAGGTATTCAAGGTGATATCGGCCCTACAGGTGCACAAGGTATTCAAGGCGTTACAGGCCCTACAGGTGCTCAAGGTATTCAGGGCATCCAAGGTATTCAAGGTATTCAAGGCGTTACAGGACCAACAGGTGCACAAGGTATTCAAGGCGTTACAGGACCAACAGGTGCTCAAGGTATTCAAGGTGAAGTAGGGCCAACAGGTTCACAAGGTATACAAGGTATACAAGGTATACAAGGTATACAAGGTATACAAGGTATTCAAGGTGTTACAGGCCCAACAGGTTCACAAGGTATTCAAGGCGTTACAGGTCCAACAGGTGCTCAAGGTGAAGTAGGTCCTACAGGTTCACAAGGTATTCAAGGTATCCAAGGTGTTACAGGTCCCACAGGTGCTCAGGGCATACAAGGTGTTCAAGGTATTCAAGGCGTTACAGGCCCTACAGGTGCTACAGGTCTCGGATTTGCAATTGCTAAAACTTACGCAAGCGTAGCAGCACTAACAGCTGATACCTCTCCTACAGGAATTGTTGCAGGTCAGTTTGCTGTAATTAATACAGGCAACGTAGAAAATCCAGAAGATTCTAGACTGTATTTATGGAACGGCACAAGCTATACATATACAATTGATCTTAGCGGAGCAAGCGGACTACAAGGACCACAAGGTACTCAAGGTATTCAAGGCGTTACAGGACCCACAGGAGCTCAAGGTGTCAACGGCGTTATAGGCGTTGATGGAGCTACAGGCCCTACAGGTGCACAAGGTATTCAAGGCGTCGCAGGCCCTACAGGTGCAGTAGGTCCTACAGGTCCTACAGGTGCTCAAGGCGTCAACGGTGTTATAGGCGTTGATGGTGCTACAGGACCTACAGGTGCACAAGGTATTCAGGGTATTCAGGGTATTCAGGGTATTCAAGGTATTCAAGGTATAACAGGTCCTACAGGTGCTCAAGGCGTCAACGGTGTTATAGGCGTTGATGGTGCTACAGGACCTACAGGTGCTCAAGGTATTCAAGGTGTTACAGGTCCTACAGGTGCACAAGGCCCCACAGGTGCACAGGGTACTAACGGTGTTATAGGTGTTGACGGTGCTACAGGTCCTACAGGTGCACAAGGTATTCAAGGTATACAGGGGATACAAGGTATTCAAGGTATTCAAGGACCTACAGGTGCACAGGGTACTAACGGTGTTATAGGCGTTGACGGTGCCACAGGTCCTACAGGTGCGCAAGGTATTCAAGGTGTAGCAGGACCTACAGGTGCACAAGGTACACAAGGTATTCAAGGTATTCAAGGTGTAGCAGGACCAACAGGTGTTCAAGGTAACACAGGTAACACAGGACCAACAGGTGCTGATTCTACAATAGCGGGTCCTACAGGTTCCATAGGACCTACAGGTGCTAGTGGTTCACAAGGTATACAAGGTAACGTGGGACCAACAGGTCCCCAAGGTATTCAAGGTGTACAAGGCGTACAGGGTACTACAGGTGCTGCATCAACAGTACCTGGACCTACAGGTTCATTAGGACCAACAGGTGCTACAGGTCCACAAGGACCAAGCGGTACTGGTTTTCCTTTTATAATGACTACTCAGTCATTTACTGGCGATGGTAGTGCATCAGCTTTTACTGTTAACAGCGGATATACGCTAGATAGTATACTAGTAACAATCAACGGATCTTTACTAAAACCCACAACAGATTATACACTAAGCGGAACTACATTAACATTTGGTGTTACGCCTTATAGTGGCGACGAAATTGTAGTACGCGAATTAACTGGTGATGGACCTACAGGCCCACAAGGTACAACAGGTCTTACAGGTCCTACAGGTGCTCAAGGCATCCAGGGTATTCAAGGTGCTACAGGTCCAACGGGTTCTCAAGGTATTCAAGGTATTCAAGGTGCAACAGGTCCACAAGGTACTAATGGTACGGCTGGCTTAGACGGAGCAACCGGACCAACAGGCTCTACAGGTTCTACAGGTCCTACAGGCGCTGCCTCAACTGTAGCAGGTCCTACAGGTCCAGCAGGTTCCAATGGTATTCTAGGTGGCACTGGCCCAACAGGTCCACAAGGTGCAAGTGGTACAGGACTACCTTTTACTGTTATAACTAAAAACTTTACTGGGGATAATACTACAGTCAATTTTGCAATTGATAGTGGATATACTATAGACAATCTTTTAGTTGTAGTTAACGGTATTGTACTAAAAGCCACAACAGATTATACACTAAGCGGTAGCACTCTAACATTTATTACAGCGCCTAAAACTGGTCACGAAATAGTAGTACGTGAAATGATGGGCGATGGTGCTACAGGCCCAACGGGTTCTCAAGGTGCTGCAGGTCCAACAGGTGCTGCAGGTCCAACAGGTGCTCAAGGTGTACAGGGTATTCAAGGTATTCAAGGTATTCAAGGCGTTGTAGGTCCCACAGGTTCAGCAGGTGCTGCAGGTCCTACAGGTGCTCAAGGTACTAACGGCACTATAGGTGTTGATGGTGCCACAGGTCCAACAGGTCCTCAAGGTATTGCAGGACCAACAGGCTCACAGGGCTTACAAGGTACTACAGGTCCTACAGGCTCACAAGGTATTGTAGGACCAACAGGCTCAACAGGGGCACCAGGAACTTCAGTAAATATCAAAGGCGAAGTAGCTACAGTTGGTGCATTACCAGGTGGAGCTAGCGTTGGAGATGCTTATATTGTTACTGCTGACGGTAACCTCTATACTTGGACAGGAAGTGCTTATTTAGATGTAGGCCAAATTGTAGGACCAACAGGTTCACAAGGTGTTGCAGGTCCAACAGGTACTCAAGGTGTTGTAGGTCCTACAGGTGCTCAAGGTATTCAAGGCGTTACAGGCCCAACAGGTGTTGCAGGCCCTACAGGTGCTCAAGGTACTAACGGCACTATAGGTGTTGATGGTGCCACAGGTCCAACAGGTCCTCAAGGTATTGCAGGTCCCACAGGAGTTGCTGGGCCAACAGGTTCTCAAGGCGTGCAAGGTATACAAGGTATACAAGGTACGCAAGGTACAGCAGGTCCAACAGGTCCAGGAGCTATTGGTACTACATTTACTGTAGTTACTGAAAGTTTTGTAGGTAATGGAAGTACTACAAACTTTACAATTAACAGCGGATACACAGTAGATAATATACTGGTTACCGTTAGCGGAGTTGTGTTAAAACCAACCAGTGATTATACTGTTAGCGGATCAACATTAACATTTACTATTGCACCTGGTAATTCTCAAGACATTGTTGTGCGTGAAATGCGTGGTGATGGTCCAACAGGTCCAGCAGGAACTAATGGAACTGTTGGGGTTAATGGAGCTACAGGTCCAACAGGAGCCACAGGCCCACAAGGTATTAGTGGAACAGGTTTACCTTTCCAAGTAGTAACAGAAAGCTTTACTGGAAATGGCACTACAACAGCATTTACTATTAATAGTGGATATACTGTAGACAGTCTTTTAGTTGTAGCTAACGGTTCTTTGCTTAAACCTACTAGTGATTACACATTAAGCGGAACTACACTAACATTTTTAGTTGCACCAGAAGCTGGTCAAGAGATTGTAGTTCGCGAAATGATGGGCGACGGTCCGGTAGGTCCAACAGGTGCCCCAGGACCAGCAGGCGGTCCTACAGGTCCAGCAGGTACTAATGGTACAGCAGGCTCAACAGGTCCAACTGGAGCAACAGGTCCTGCTGGAGCAAACGGGACAGCCTATGTAGGAGATACTGCACCAGCTACTCCTACTTCTGGTCAGTTTTGGCTGGATTCTACTACTGGCGAATTTTTTATATACACAGGCACTGAGTGGGTTATTGCCGTTGGAGCTTCTGGTAGTCAAGGACCACAAGGTCCGGCTGGAACAAACGGAGCAACCGGAGCAACCGGATCAACCGGAGCAATAGGCCCAACAGGTCCAGGCACTACAACAGCAAGAGCAATAGGTTACTCGCTGATATTTGGAGGATAACATGGCAGCACCAAATTTAATTGGAGCAACAACAATAACAGGCAAAACAAGTGGCACTAGTTTAACAACAACTAGTGCCACTAGTGTGCTAAGTAATGCCGCTAGTAGTGGTAAATGTTTAAAAGTTAATACTTTAAACGTAAGTAACACCACAGGTACGGCAGCAACTGTAACAGTTGTATTTAACACGGGAGCTGCCTTAGGCGGAACTAGTTTTGCAATTGTAGGCACACTGTCTGTGGCAGCAAATTCAACAATCAATGTAATTGATAAGTCAAGTCAATACTACCTAGAAGAAAATTCTAGTTTAGGTGCTACTGCTGGAACGGCAAATGCACTTGTAGTAACAGTAAGTTATGAGGATATAAGCTAATGACTAAAAGATATCGTGGTGGGTTGTTAAACACAAGCACAAGTGCTTTAAGTCTTTTTGCTGCCAACGGTATCTGGAATATGGCTAGAGCTGGTATAAAGGTAGTAAGAAAATTATCTGCAGCTCCCTTAGTACCTCCTGCTCCAACATCAATCAATTATTTAGTTGTTGGTGGCGGTGGCGGTGGTGGCCAGGGCAGCGGTACTTTTTATGGCGGTGGTGGCGGAGGCGGTGGTGGTGTAAATACTGGAACGTTTTCTCAAGAATTGCCACTAACGCAAACTTTAGTGATCACTGTGGCTGCAGGTGGCACTAGTGGTAGTAGTTCTACTTCAGGTGGAAACTCCTCAATTTTATACGGCGGTGCAACTACTGTTAATACAGCAACTGGTGGAACTGGTGGTGCAAATGCCGCAGGTGCCGGTGGCACATCTGGAAACGGTTATGGGCCAGGCGCAGGGTGGGCAGGCAATGGTTGGGGTAGCTCTGGCGGTGGTGCAGGCGGTGAAGGATATTCCTATGGTGATGCTACTTATCCTCGTCAAGGTGGCCCTGGAGTATTAGTTTCGGCTTTTAATATGTATGGAACTGATGTAAGTAATTCAAACGCTTCTGTGTCAGGTAAAGGTTATTACGGTGGCGGTGGAGGTGGTGGCCACTGGTATATTCGAGGCAATGGACCAGGCGGAATTGGTGGAGGCGGCAGAGGAGGCGGCCCAGATATATCAACATCTGGATTAACTAATACAGGTGGCGGTGGCGGTGGTGGACAGACTGAAGGTAATATCGGCAGTCCAGGCGGCAGCGGCTTAGTAGTAATTCGTTACCCTACTACTTTTCCTGCGGCTACCGTAACAGGAGCTCCCACTTTAACAATATCCAGTGGATATTATTACTATGCATTTACTTCATCTGGCACCTTAAGTTTTAGTGGCTGATAATAAAGGATAAATATGGCTTTTTCATTCCCTAGTAACCCAACACTAAATCAAACATACACATTTAATAGTAATATTTGGAAGTTTAATGGTAAAGGTTGGGCTAAAGATTCTACTGGCGGAGCTTCAGTTACAGCAAGCGCTACAGCACCCGCAAGTCCCACAGATGGGGCAATGTGGTTAGAAAACGAAAGTGGCGATCTTTATGTATACGGTGGCGGAAACTGGATTTTAACAGGTATTAATTCTGGGCCAAGTTTCAGCGGTAGTTACAACGACTTAACAGATAAACCGACTATAACTAGTGTAGTCCCTTCAGCTGTTAGCGACCAAAATAACACAAGTACAGGAGCTTTTGATTTACCATCAGGTACAACTGCACAACGTCCTGCAAGCCCTAGTACAGGATACACTCGAATAAACACAACTAATAATTCACTAGAAGTATATAGCGCTAATGCATGGAATGCAGTTCAATACTTTGGATATATTTCAGCAACTGGCGGTGTAATTACTACTATTGGCGACTATAAACTCCATACTTTTTTATCTAGCGATAATTTTACTGTTACTAGTGCTCCTGCTAATGCAGTAATTGAATATCTTGTAGTTGCGGGTGGCGGTGGGGGTGGAAGTGACATGGGTGGCGGAGGTGGTGCTGGAGGCGTGTTAGCAGCAAACAACCTAGTAGTATCCGCAGCTATGTATTATATTACAATAGGGGCAGGCGGAGCAGGCGGCCCGGCAGGTATTAGTCAAGTACGCGGCACTAATGGCTCAAATAGTGTTATCGGTGCCAGTGGAGGTAGCTCGTTTGTAACTGCACTTGGCGGAGGTGGCGGAGCTTCCGAATATTCAAATAATAATTCTCCAGCAGGCAGTGGGGGTAGTGGCGGTGGTGCCGCAGGATCTGCATCTACATCTTTTGGATTAGGTACTGCTGGACAGGGTTATAACGGTAGCATAGGTGCTGGCGATTATTATCCAGGTGGTGGTGGTGGTGCTGGTGGAGCTGGTACAAATAATCCTGCTAATGGCGGTATTGGAATTCAAAACGCAATCAATGGTACAAATTACTATTGGGGCGGTGGCGGTGGTGGTGGTGGCTATAGTACTTATGGTGGTAATGGCGGTCAAGGTGGTGGTGGAGGTGGAGCGCCTAAAGGCGGCACTACTGGTAATGGAGGCACTGGTGGACTTAATCCAGGACTTCCTGGTACAGTAGGATCACTAAATTCACAAACAAACGTTCCTGGCGGTAATGGCGGAGCCAATACTGGAGGTGGTGGAGGCGGTGGTGCACACTACAATTCAAACAACTACGGTGGTACTGGTGGATCTGGTATCGTAATAATTAAGTATAGGTTTCAATAATTATGCCGATTTCATTTCCTTTAAATCCCACATTAAACCAGACTTATACTTATAACTCAGTAACTTGGACGTATAATGGTAAGGGCTGGACAAAATCCCCTACAGCTGCTTCAGCTTTTCCAACACAAACTGGTAATTCCGGAAAATATTTAACAACAAACGGCACTAGTACTAGTTGGGGTACAATAACTACAACACCCACAGCAGTAAGTGATCAAGACAATTCAAGCACAGGTTACTTTGATTTACCATCAGGTACAACTGCACAACGTCCTGCAAGCCCTAGTACAGGATACACTCGAATAAACACAACTAATAATTCACTAGAAGTATATAGTGCTAGTGCCTGGAATCCAGTTCAATACTTTGGATATATTTCAGCAACTGGTGGTGTAGCTACTATTCAAGGCGACTATAAAATTCACACATTTTTGTCTAGTGGAAATTTCCAAGTAGTATCTGCTCCAAGTAATGCAACAATCGAATATCTTGTAGTAGGCGGTGGTGGTGGAGGCGGTGGTGACATGGGTGGAGGTGGAGGTGCCGGAGGTGTTTTAGCCGGCTCTGGATTAGTAATAACTCCAGGTTTGTACACTATTACAGTAGGTGCTGGCGGTGCTGCAGGTACACCAACTGTACGGGGAGTAAGTGGAACAAACTCAACAATAACATCAGGCTCAGCCCTAGTTACTTCTATTGGTGGAGGTGGTGGAGCATCCATTCATAATGGAACCGGAGCTCCAGCTGCAGACGGTGGTTCAGGCGGTGGAGCATCTGGCCAGAATACAAATCGTGGATTAGGTACATCTGGTCAAGGTAATCCTGGTGGAAACTCAATTGGTCAATGGTATCCAGGTGGCGGTGGTGGTGCTGGTGCTGCAGGTACAACAAATCCAGCCAATGGTGGAATAGGCGTAATTAATACCATTACCGGTACCAGCTATTACTGGGGTGGCGGTGGTGGCGGAGGCGGTTACTCTGTGTATGGCGGTAACGGCGGTCAGGGCGGAGGCGGAGGCGGAGGCCCTAGAGGAGGAAGCACTGGTCTAGGCGGTACTGGTGGTATAAACAACGGCGTAGACGGTATAGCTGGTGGCACTGGTGGAGGACCAAACGTTGGTGGAGGTGCTGGTGGAGCCAATACCGGCGGTGGCGGAGGGGGTGGATCTCACTCAATTGGACCCGGAGCACCAGGTGGTTCCGGTATCGTAGTAATTAAATATAGGTTTCAATAATGGCACATTTTGCAAAAGTAACAGATGGCGTAGTAACACAAGTAATCGTTGCTGAGCCAGAATTTTTCGAAACATTCGTGGACACAAGTCCTGGTCAATGGATTCAAACATCATACAACACACATGGTGGAGTGCACCTACAAGGCGGTACACCACTTCGTAAAAATTTTGCTGGTATTGGGTACAGTTACAATGCCGCAGAAGATTGTTTTGTACCTCCAAAACCATATCAATCGTGGACCTTAGACACTCAAACGTGCTTATGGCAACCTCCTGTAGCAATGCCAACAGATGAAAAGATGTATCGTTGGAATGAAACTACACAAGCTTGGGACGAGATTCCAGCACCAGCGGCACAATAATAAGTAAAGGAGTACTATGAGTACAGCATCTAGATTAGCAAAATTAGCAGAAGGCTTAGACTCAAATGGAGTTTTAAGTGCTGACAAAGGTGGAACCGGAGCTACTAGTTTAGCTGCTGTAGTTACTAGTGCTACTCCTGCAGGAGTTAGTGATCAGACTAATACTAGTACTGGTTACTTTGATTTGCCTAGTGGAACAACTGGACAGCGCCCTGGATCTGCCCATACAGGTATGGTTCGTTATAACAGTACATTAAGTATTGTAGAAACATATAACGGTACTAGTTGGACAGGTTTAGGGGGTGGAGCAGCAACAGTTTCAGCATCTGCTCCTGCAAGCCCTACTGATGGGGCTTTTTGGTTAAATTCAGAAACAGGCGATTTAAATATATATGCAGGCGGTGCTTGGATTTTAGCAGGCGGTGGCGGTGGAAGTTCTACTCCTGCGGATGGCTCTATTACAACTGCTATGCTAGCAGATAGCGCAGTTACTCCAGCAAAAATAGCCACAGCTACAAGTTATTTGCCAATAGCGTCAGGAACTACAGCGCAACGTCCTAGTTCACCAGCAATTGGCTCAATGAGACTTAATACTACTACTGATTATTTAGAGATTTATAATAGTGGTAACTGGGTACAACTACAATATGCAGGCGCAATGATGACTGCAACGTATAGTGGAGCAACAGCTACTGCTGATGGTAATTATAGAGTTTTAACTTTTACTAGTAGTGGAACTTTTACGCCAAGCATCGTACCTATAGGTACAACTATTGATTATTTAATAGTTGCAGGCGGAGGAGGCGGTGGAACAGACATGGACGTGGGTGGCGGTGGCGGTGCTGGCGGTCTTTTAACTGGAACAATTACTCCTACTGCTCAAACATACACAATTACAGTTGGTGCAGGTGGTGCACAAGGTACTGGACCAGATGTTACTAATGCTGGAGCAGGTTCAAATGGAACACAAGGCGGAAATTCATCAGCATTTGGTTTAACTACAATTGGTGGTGGATATGGCGGAACACGAAACCAAAACGGCGGATCTGGTGGATCAGGTGGTGGAGGCGGTGACTTTGGTGGGGCTGGAGGTACTGGAACTACAGGCCAAGGCTATGCTGGAGGTGCCGCACCAGGAGGAAACTCAAATAATGGCTGGGACGTAGGTGCCGGTGGCGGAGCCGGAGGTGCTGCTAATTCGTGGCTTCCAGGCCCTGGTTTAGCAAATTCCATTACTGGTACCGTTGTTACTTATGCAGCTGGTGCTCGGGGTGCAAATGCAACTGCTGGTATTGCTAATACTGGTAATGGCGGAAGCAATCGTGCTGGCGGTTCCGGTGTTGTAATAATTAGATATAGGTTTCAATAACTATGGCAATTTCATTTCCTTTAAATCCAACACTAAATCAAACCTATACATATAATTCAATTACTTGGACCTACAATGGGACTGCTTGGTCCAAAGCAGGAGCAAGTGGTGGAGCATCTACCCCTAGTGCAGTAAGTGATCAGGCTAATACCAGTACAGGATATTTTGATTTGCCTGCAGGTACAACTGCTCAACGACCCGTATCTCCAAATACCGGCATGGTTAGAATGAATACTACTTTAGGTTATCCTGAGTGGTATAGTGAAAATTATTCGTCATGGTTTGGATTTTCAAGTAGCGGATCTTATACTATAGATTATTTAGTTGTTGCAGGTGGTGGTGGAGGTGGTTATGACGGTGCAGGTGGTGGTGGAGCCGGAGGCCTATTAACATCAACTGGATATTTAATAGCTCCTGGAACACCTATAACAATTACAGTAGGTGCCGGAGGCCCAGCCGCACCTAATACTACACCAACCGGTACTAGAGGAACTTCTGGATTTAATAGTTCGTTAGGCACTATTGCTATTGCCTTAGGCGGCGGAGGTGGTGGCACAAAAGCTGCCACTGGTGCTAATGGCGGATCTGCTGGTGGCGGTGGACACAGTAGCAGTGCTGGTGGTACTGGCACTGCTGGTCAAGGTTATGATGGTGGTACAGCGATTGCTAATCGAGGTGGAGGTGGCGGAGGTTCTGGAGCCATAGGTGCATCTGGTTCTACTGGTAATGGTGGAATAGGTACAATTTCTACTTTTTCAGGATCTTCTGTATACTATGCAGGCGGTGGTGCTGGCGGTAGCTATGATGTTGCAGGCGGTACTGGCGGTACTGGCGGCGGTGGCAATGGAGGTAGCGGCTCTACAAGCGGTACAGCGGGTACAGCAAACACAGGCGGTGGTGGAGGCGGTGGCGGTAATGGTAGTGGTATAGGCGGAGCTGGTGGTTCTGGTATTGTTATCATTCGGTATTTAGGTGCTCAAAAAGGCACAGGCGGCACAGCAAGTACTGCTAATGGTTATACCACACACGTATTTACCACAAGTGGCTCATTTGTAGCCTAATAAAAGGAATTAAAATATGAGCATAGCACAACGACTAGTAAATTTATCAGACGGCTTAAGTGCTGAGGGAATATTAAGTGCTGCCAAAGGCGGTACCGGTACCACAACAGGAGCAGGTAGTAGTACTCCCACAATCTCCGCAATCGGGTATTTGGGCGATGATACCGCAACCAACCCAGCTGGCGGAGCCACAATTACCCTAACAGGTACAAATTTTGCTTCAGGTGCTAAGGTTCTGATCAATTTAACCCAAGTCAGTGTTGTCACAGTTGTGAGTGCAACACAAATCACATTCACAGCACCTGCCTTAGCTGCAGGTAGCTATATTTTGTATGTGGTTAACTTAGATGGATCAACTGCAATTGCAGTGCCTGGTATTCAGTATTCGGGCGTTCCAGCCTGGTCAACAGCTGCAGGTACACTTGGCACCGGTTACGAAACTTCAGCAGTTTCTACAACTGTGAGTGCTACCAGCGATTCAGCTGTAACTTATTCAGTTGTATCAGGCACATTGCCATCGGGCGTTACAATCAACGCCTCGGGAACTATTTCGGGCACAAGCCCCCTAGTAGGCGGTTCTACAACTTATACATTTACAGTTCGTGCTACTGATGCAGAAAATCAAGACACGGACAGACAGTTCAGTTTAACCATTAACCCAGATGTGGTCTCTTGGTCTAGCGCAAATACCATATCACTACCACAAAATGTTGCTTCAACAACAACGCTTGCAGCCACATCGGCTGCTGGTCAAACTGTAAGCTATGCTGTGGATACATTGCCCACAGGTTTAACACTTAGTGGTACAACCGTTAGTGGAACTCCTACTGTGGCTGGCGCAACTATTACTACAGCAACTGCTACAGCTGCAGTTACTGGTAAAACTGCACAACAAACTATTACTTGGACTGTTTCAATTGCTGCGGACACATACTTTCCGCTGACCACACTGTTATTAAATGCAGAAAATGACCTAGTACCCTTTGCAACAGATGCTTCAACAAACAACTTTCCTGTAACAGTTTTTGGTGACGCAAAGCCTACTAAATTTAATCCTTATACGCCTGGTTATTACTCATATTATGGAGATGGTGCTGGTGATAGTTTGGTGGTAACTGGAAATGGTAGTTGTATAAACTTTGGAACTGCTGACTTTACGATTGAAACTTGGTTTTATGCAAGCACTTTGCCAATTGTAATACTAGACACGAATCCTGGTGGAGTTGCGTCGGCAACAAACCGAATTTATATTGACGTAACAAGTGACGGAACTATAAGGTATGTAACCTATCAGGGTGCTACTGTGCTTATTGCTTCCAGTGCTGGAGCAGTTGTTGGAAAACAATGGACTCATGTAGCGCTAGTTAAGTCTACCAACCAAACAAAACTATATGTAAACGGTACTCAAGTTGGTAGTACTTATGCAGATACACTAAATTATCCTGCTCAAACAAACAGACCTATTTTGTTTGCTAACGGTTATGATGGTGTATCATATGGTACTACTGGGTATTTAAGCAATCTTCGTATTGTAAAAGGTACTGCAGTTTATACTGCTAACTTTACACCGCCTATAGCACCACTAACTGCTATTAGTGGTACAAGTTTGTTAACTTGCCAGTCAAATCGTTTTGTGGATAACTCAACTAATGCATTTGTTCTTACCAAAACTGGTGATGTGGCTGTTAGCGGATTTCAACCGTTTACTCCTAATGCAACGTATGCCGCATACGGTAGTGCACATTTTGATGGTACTGGTGATTATTTAAGCGTGCCTGATAATCCGGCTTTTACAATGGGAGCTGGAGACTTTACTATTGAATGTTGGGTTTATTTAACAGGTCTAGCTCAACAAGTATTCATCGGCACTTGTAATGCTGCAGGTAGTCAAGGCTCAATGAGTTTTATACTTGGTTTAAATGGTACAGCATTTCCAACAGCATCAGTAGGTTATGGTGGATCAATGTACACTTCTACTTTTGGTACAGCACTAGTAACTAATCAATGGTATCACCTTGCTGGAGTTCGCAATGGTGCAATGGTAAACGTATACGTTAACGGTGTTAAAGGCCCAGATGTAAACATGGGTGCACTAGTAATAACTGACTCAACTGAGACGGTAGCTATTGGTCGTAACGGCGCAGGTAATTTTGAGTACGTAACAGGATATATCTCTAATGCACGTATAGTTAAAGGAACTGCTGTTTATACGGCGGCATTTACACCGCCAACTCAACCATTAACAGCCATCACAAACACACAGTTACTAACCTGCCAAACCCATCAACCCACAAACAATAGTCAATTTGTTGATAACTCAACACTTAGTGGCCCAATCACACGTTTTGGCAACACCACACAAGGTTCGTTTAGTCCATATGGAGCCAATTGGTCTAACTACTTTGATGGTAGTGGAGATTATTTAAGCGTACCCCACAATACTGCCTTAGATTTATGGGTTGGAAATTTTACTATTGAAATGTGGGTGTACTCAACTGGAAATCAGACCAACTATACCGGTCTTGTTGCAAAAGGTGGCGGTGCCGCTACAGGTTGGCAAATGGTAATAGTTAATAACTCAGTAAATGTTGAAGTGTCTGGCAGTACATTATTTTTCTCTCCAAGCACTACTCTTCCTAACAACCAATGGGTGCATCTAGCAATAGTTAAAAGTGGAACAAATGTAAGCTTATTCCAAAACGGAACTCGTATTTCTGCAATAACAGGAAATTCTACTACGTATAGTAATACAGCTAATCAAATACTCATTGGTACAGAACGATCAGCAGCTATTTTCTTTAGTGGGCACATAAGTAATATTAGACTTGTTAAAGGCACTGCCGTTTATGATCCAACACTAACAACATTGACTGTTCCAACTTCTCCTTTAACCACTATCACAAATACAAGTTTATTAACCTGTGCAAACAATCGTGTTATTGATGACAGTATAAACAACTTTACTATCACAAAAGTCGGTGACACAAGCATACAAAAGTTCTCACCATTTAGCTTGGTTACGCAAACTCCACTGTCACACAGTGTGTATTTTGATGGTAACGGAGATTATTTAAATCCAACTACAGGTAGTGCTGCTTTAGCGTTTGGTACTGGAGATTTTACAGTTGAAATGTGGGTTTACCCCACAGCAACGCAACCTGCATTTTGCGGATATTTTGGTACTGGAGCTAATAGTGGTGATTTTAGAATAGACCAACAAACTTCAGGATTAACACCCACTGTTAATGATAATGTAACCGTATTTATAACTTCATCTATAGCGTTAACTTTAAATGCGTGGAATCACATTGCGGTTGCTAGAAGTAGTACAACTTTAAAAATGTTTATTAATGGTGTGCAGTCAGGCTCAGTGACAAACAGTACTAATTTTCTTTGTGGCGGTAATGCTGTCTGGATTGGTAAAAACCCCGGTGGCGCAACTTACAATACTGGATATTTTTCAAATGTACGAGCTGTCAAAGGCACTGCAATTTATACAACCAACTTTACACCCCCTACAACACCATTAACCGCCGTTACAAATACGCAACTATTAACTTGCCAATCATCAACATTAATAGACAACAGTGCTAATCAATTTACCGTAAATGCGTTCGGTGATGCAAAACCACGTCGTCAAAACCCATTTGGGTCAACAACTTCAAGCGCACAAGATTACACACCCACTACTTTTGGCGGTTCGGCATACTTTGATGGAGGTAGCGATTACCTAGCACTGCCAACATCGCCAGCATACTTAATAGGTACAGGCAACTTTACTATTGAGTGCTGGATATACAAACGTTCAACTACATTTGATACTATTATATCTTATAGTAGCGGAAGTGGTCTGCGTATATTTGTAAATGCTAGCGGTGGGCTTGAGTTTTGGGTTGGTGCCTCAAATCAGTGGGCAGTAAGCGCAATTATTCCTAGTAATAGTTGGAATCACATAGCATTTGTGCGAACCGGAACTACACTTACAGGATATGTTAATGGAGTAAATGTAGCAACTGCAACTGTCAGTACAGATTATAGTGCTGGTACACTAAACATTGGTGGTGAAGGCACTGGCAGTCCTTGGGGCGGTTTTATCACCGACCTGCGTATTACCAAAGGTCAAGCACTTTATACCAGCAACTTTGTACCACCACAAACACCACTTCAAGCTGGTACTAACACTGTTTTGCTAATAAATGGTGAAAGATCTGCGGTTAGTGACAAGTCAGGTAAAACTGTGTTGGAAACTGTGGGTGATGCTAGAATTTCAACTGCGGTAAAAAAATACGGCTCAAGTTCGATGTATTTTGATGGAACTGGTGATACTTTAAGAATACCCGCTAGTCCTAATTTTCAGTATACGGGAGATTATACTGTTGAATTTTGGGTATATTTTAATAGTGTATCAACTGAAGTGGATATTGTTGGTAATTATATTTCTAATGTTGGTACAGATTGGATGATATTAAAAACGGCAAACGGTACGTTTCAGTTTTATCCTAGTAGTGCTAATTCATATATCACTGGTCCTACTCCTGTTGTTAATACTTGGTATCATATTGCTGGAGTTAGAAATGGAACTTCTTTAAAATTATATGTTGACGGAGTATCTGTTGGCACTCCCCTGACTTTTTCCGGAACATTAGGTGATGCTACAAAACCACTGTATGTTGGTTCTAGGGGCAGCACAACTAACTTTTTAAATGGTTATATTGACGATTTACGCATTAGCCGTTTTGCACGTTACACAGCAAACTTTACACCGCCCTCATCGGCATTGTTAACAAAATAAGGATCACAAATGGGTATAGCAAGATACTTATCAAAACTCGCCTCAGTGCTTAGTGCTGACGGCGTAGTGCCCCCCTCAAAAGGTGGCACAGGTGTAACAAGCCCAGGTGCTAGCGGAAATGTATTAGTTTCTAACGGAAGTGCTTGGGTAAGTCAAGGTGGGGCTATGGGCCCTACCGGTCCAACAGGCCCTCAAGGAACAAATGGCACAATAGGTGTTGATGGAGCAACAGGTCCTACTGGGCCCACAGGTCCACAAGGAACAAATGGTACAATAGGCGTTGACGGTGCAACAGGACCCACCGGGCCCGCAGGAATAACAGGGCCAACAGGTCCCGCTGCAGCGGGCGGTGGTGGCGGAGGCTTAAAATACTATATTTTAAATATTTAAGGAACATACATGGCTAATCCAAATATAGCTTCTGCAACAAACTTATATGGCAACAATGGTTATGTAAGTTTAACAACTACTTCAGCAACACAATTAATTAGTAATCCCGCAGGAAGCGGTAAGATTTTTAAAATCAACTTAATTAATGCGGCTAACAGTCATACTAGTACAGTAAATTTAACTATTAACCTTAACAGTGCAGCTGCACTAGGCGGAACAAATTATTTATTAGTTAATGCAATTGGTATTCCTGCTAATGCTGCAATGTTGTTAATAGATAAATCAAACTCTATATACTTATTAGAAAATCAATCTATTGGCGTGACAGCAGCCTCAGCTAACTACTTGACAATTGTAGCTAGTTGGGAAGAAATCAGTTAAGGAGCATGTATGGCACTAACAAGACCTGGTGGATATATCCGAACTACTGCTCCTACAGTAACTTTTTTAAATGGCAAAGGTTCGTGGACACAAAACCAAATTACACAATATCAAACTCAACGTAAATGGCCACAAGAATTTTACACAGTATTACATATATCTCAACAAACTAGCCCTACTTTACTATTTGCATGGACAGGCTCTGCTCTTGCTTATAGTACTTATACACCTCCTGCAACTAATGCGTTTAGAGGCAGTACCTGGGACCGAGCTGGTAGAGCCTTATTCTTTGCAACAAGTGGAAATGTTATTGGATATGAATTTACAAAAGCAGGTGGCATAGTTTCGACGTATGCTACCCCTACTATTACCTATCCACCAGGAGGTAGTACTTTAAAAGCATCGCCTATAGCAGACAGATTATGGTGGTGGAGTTCAGATATTCAAGGTAGGTTATGTAGTATTTCATATGATCCAGTAGCTAAAACATTTGGTACTTTTTCACAAGCTGCTAATCTTAACAATTATCCATCCAGTGGTGATAAGCGCCCAAGTATATCCCCAGACGGTAATTTTTATGGCAGCGGAAATAGTGCTAGTGGTGGTATAGTATACTTATACAGAATAAATAGTGATGGCACTAGTAGTGGTAGTGTTCCAACCCCTGCTAGTATTAGTAGTACAGGAGGAAATACGTATAATGTTTCCTGGAGTCCTAGTGGAGCCGCTATAGGTATAGGACTAGGTTCAGGAAACCCTAGAATCAGAATATTTAGGTGGAGCGCTGATACTTATTATGGTGCTGAGTATAGTTATGCCAACTATAGCACACCTCTTAGCACAACGTATAGAATATTTTGGAACAATGCTGGCAACGTTATATTCTTCTTAACTAGTAATGCAATACCTATAGTAGCTTATCAATGGGACGATACAAATGGAATAGGTGCTAAATTTGCTGATACAGGCGGATTTACTTGGAGTGGAGGCACTACTGCAAATGTAGAAATCTCTCCTGACGATAAATTACTAGTATTTAACAGCGCTAGCACTGGAGGTGGTTCAGATGTAGCTTTAGCATGGGATAATACCACAGGGTTTGGCAGTGTTACTACTATGCCAGTAGGTTTAGCTAATGCACATACTGTAGCCTTTGGTACAGTAACAAATTAACAAGGAAAATTAATGAATAAGATCGAATATTTAACAAGTGCTATTGAAGCACGTAGTGAAGAAATAGATCGTTATGGATTGGATATTACAACAAACCAACATGTTGTTGATAATATTGGAGACGATGCTACTATGACAGAATATAAAGCACATATACTACGAGTAATTGCTTTTAGTCAATTAGAACAACGTAAAGCACAATTGCATAAAACAGCTTTAGAAGTTCAACTATCCGCACTACAGTCGGCACAATAATCGGATATATATCCTAGGTATTTAAAGGAACACTATGAGTATAGCAGCATATTTAGGTAAGCTAGCACAAGGCCTAAGCGCACAAGGTATCCTAGGACCGTCTAAAGGTGGTACTGGAGTTACAGGCCCAGGACCCACAGGTAATTTACTAATGTCAAATGGTACTGCCTGGGTAAGTCAAAGCGGTCTTGCAGGGCCAACAGGTCCTGCTGGAGCAAACGGTACTATTGGTGTTAACGGCACCACAGGTCCAACAGGACCTACAGGCCCAGCAGGAGAAGCTGCCGAAGGTGGTGGAGTAGCCGGAGCTTATTTTGTTAATCTATTTTTTGGAGGGTAATCATGGCAGCACCCAATATATTTACAGCAACCGTCTGTATAGCTAAATCAGCACACCAACTAGCAACTACTTCAGCTACAGCTATTATTACTAACGCTGCCGCATCTGGAAAAGTATTAAAAGTAAATAGCATACTTGCAGTTAACAGAAGTACAGACTTTGCAGATGTAACGGTTGATATTTTTAGATCAAGCACTTCATTTCCACTAGCTTTTGGTATTACTGTACCAACCAAGTCAACTCTTGTAGTCCTAGGCAAAGACACCCCTCTTTATATGGAAGAAGGTGACGTTTTAAGAATTTTGTCTAGCACTGCCTCAGCTCTAAATATAACAGTAGTATATGAGGAAGTAAACTAATGGCTAGAAGAAAAAACGGCGGCATTATTGGCCCAGATAATAAAACACCTGAAAGCATTAGACCGTCAGGTGTATTTAGTACTGAAGAAGTATACGGAATACGAGAAAAAGCCAAAGTAAAAGTTTCCGCAAATCGTACTTTGCGAAAAGAATCTTGGCAAGCAAATGAGCAGGATCCTTATTACAACCAAGTATGTTTTCATACCAGCGATCTTAGCTACAGTGACTGGTTAATGAAAGACAAAAGTTCCAACAACTGGGGCGACTTTGTAACACCTTCAGAATATCATCACCAACAGTCGCCAACGTACTTTGGTCCACGCTATACTGACTGGTGCACTACTTTTCATAATGATGGATACCTATACGTAGAAGACCCAACAGGAACTCTTGCACTTGGTACAGGTGCGTATACTATTGAGTTTTGGGTAAAACTATGTCGTCAAGATGCTACTCAACACTATATTATGGGTCGTGGCAATACTGCTGCAGTAGGTTCGGGAACAGGTTGGACAGTTTTCGTTAATTCTAGCTATAGACTAGGTTTTTATGATGCTGTAGCTAATACTTCAGGAACTGCTACTACGGAATTAAAACGCGATACTTGGTATCATGTTGCCATTGTGCGTACCAGTACTGCTGCTAGTAGTACAAAAATTTACATTGATGGTACAGCAGAAGCAACTTTTACTAGTTCGGGTAATTTTAATGACGTAGATCGGCCTATGTTTATTGGGCGTGACCGAGTTGGCACAGCCGAGACCTTTTTTGGTGGAAAAATAACTGACATACGTATTAAGAAATCAGCGCAGTACTCTGCTAATTTTTCAAAACCCACGGCTGCATTGGATATGTCAGGCAGCGCTTATTCATTAAGCCTTACTAGCTACAACAATGGCGTAAACAGATTTACGCAGCCACAAGGTCTAAATGTAGAAAGATATAACAGTGTTGCCAGAATTATTGACAGTCCTTTTATCGATAAGACGACGTTGCTACAAGGTCACGGTGCAACAAGTATTAATGTACCTTACAATGGGCACTATACTAAAATAGAAGATCGTAAACCCAGTAACACTAGTTTACAGCTAGGCTCAAGTGCTTTTACAGTAGAGTGCTGGCTTTATGTTAGTAACGCTGGTGGCGGTGGTATAACAGGCAAAGCTGAAACAACTGGCACAGGCTGGAGTTTTTATGCTAACAGCAACTCTATTGTGTTTGTTGATGCTGGTACTGCATATACAAGTACAACTATCAAAAACATGTATCAAGGTTGGCACCATCTTTGCGCTGTTCGTGAAAACACCAGTGCCAACGGGTTTAAAATGTACATTGACGGTGCATTAGTACATGTTGGAACTTGCAGCACTAACTTTACCGCTACTGGACCACTACGTTTATTTACTACCAGAGACAATGGTGTTAACTTACATGGTAGTATCAGTTGCTTAAAACTATCTAAAACTGCACGGTATACAACTTCAAGTACTACAGTAGGTACTGTTGTATTTACCCCCAATCTAGACACTGTGGCTACAAACGATTCAAATACTTCGTTGTTGATAGCTACTATGGCATCAGGTAAGGCAAACACAGATATTGCACAGTGGGTAAATGAAGGCACTTCTAGAACTGCGCTTTGGCGCCGTAGTAGTGGGCCTCGATATGGTCAACATCACCCTACATCTCGTGGTCGTGGCGGTAGTTACTACAACTATGGGGAGACGAATACTTGTGCAGTAGCCAAAACCACGCAAGGTGACTTTGATTTTGGCACGGGTGATTTTAGTATTGAAGTGTGGTTTAGACCGCGCTATGAGTTTATGACTGGGTACGGCAATGAAAGCTGGGTATTGTTCGACACTCGCCAGTATTTTAATGATACTGGAATATGCTTAGAGTTTATTAGTCATAGCAAAGGGTTTTACGTTACCACCAACAACACTCCAATTTTATCTGAAAATAATGTTGATTTTGCTATTGGACAGTGGGGCCATATTTGTATACAAAGAACTAGTGGAAAACTAGCATTATATGTAAACGGCAGAATGTCACGAGAAGTCATGTTTACTTCTACTATTTCTGCTCCGCAAGGCCGAATGCACTTATTTAACGGCTCAAAAAGTGTTAGAAACTGGAGAACTTTTCCTGCTTGGATGGCAGACTTAAGAATTGTAAAAGGTTCAGGAGCTTATAGTAATGGAACTAATAATCCAGATTCTATCTCTGTGCCAACTAAACCATTAACTGCAATAACCAACACGGTTTTATTAACGCTAAACAATTCAAACTTACGAGATTTTTCTGGCAGAAACAATCAAATAGATTATCCACGAGATGACTATCCAAATGGCGGTAACTGGGATGTGTATGCTTCTAACATGAGTCCGTACTTGCCTACCGCACCTTGGGACCCAGATGCAGAAATTATTGGCGATACCAGTGATACTAGTAATAGTTTTCAGGAGGCATCTACTTTTACAGGCGATGGATCCCGTCAAGAAAACTCTTATATAACTCGCATGAGTGGTCCTTGGACTATTGAGTGCTTTATGTATTCACAGCAGACTAATCCAAATGGTGTTGATAGTGTGTGGTCTCCAATCTATACTGCCTCAACTGCTGGGCACGAAGGCTGGATGATACGCAACCATTATGGAGCAGGAGCTAATTCTTACGGCAATGTAAGTTTTGGCTTTTATACTGAACATAATGCCACAGTGCAGTGGTTAAATACAACAGACACTAATCCTACTACATTTAAAGGACATTGTTGGAATCACATAGCTATATGCTATGATCCTACAAAAACCAATAAAGTTGCACTTTTTGTAAATGGTGTTAGAAAAGTTGTTCAGGCAGCTTTTAGCCCAGGTACAAAAACTTATAACACGTATCCACTACTTAGTGGAAGTCCAAACGGCGGAGTACGTTTAAGTACTACGGCTCGTTATGATAATGATGCAACTACTTACACAGTACCAACATCTGGTTATGTTTATGATCAGCACACACACTTTAGTCAGAAAATGTCTAATCCAGTTCAAGACAGTTCTATGGCTTCACTTGTTTGGCAGTATGGAGTTACACCTAGTTCAGATGTTAAAAAGTTTGGAAATGGCAGTTTAAAGTTTACTAACCGAGATACTACCCTTATTAATAGGATGCAGTATGCCTACAACTACTGGGGTGTTCAACACATGAGTGGTCAAGCTCAGGACTTTACCGTAGAGTTTTGGGCCTCTGTATGGGATGCGGCTTCTGGTGGACAGTCTATTCCTACTTACAGAGTTGCCAGCCATTACCAAAATAATTTTCAAGTTCGTGTAAATAGCAGTGGATTTTGGCAGTTTGTATTGGGTGAGTCTTATACAGATTACCACTTAATTACAACTGACGTAGTAGCAGCTACTAAAACTAGCGGTACTATGGATCATATTGCATACGTACGCCGAGCAGGGAACTTCTATTGTTATATAAATGGAGTTGAAAAAGCACGCATTTGGGCAGGAAATCCTGGAACATATACAACAGGTAGTTTAAGTGCTACGGACTATTTTAATCCTCTTTACTATAATATAGAAAACTTTAAGTTTGGAACTAACTACAACGAGATTCAAGATAAATCTTGGTGCGGGTTCTTACAAGACATACGAATGACAATGGCCGCTAGATATACTACTAAAGTTATTAATGGCGTTAGTACAATGGTACATGAAGGCACAAATACACCTGCATTACCAACAAAACTGTTACCCACCTGGTAATCTTATAAAGGAATCACATGACCCTAGTCGTTCAAAACACTCTAGATCCAACGCTATATAATTCACTGGCTACCTTAACGGGTAGCCAGGTTATTGCAAACAAAACACTTAAAGTAGTTAAAGAACCTGTTACCATTACAGGTGCAGCACCAGGGGGCATAGTAGATTTTGATGTTGCCACACAATCAATTGTGGTGTATAATACAACTACACAAAATTTTATTTTGAATGTTCGCGGAGATTCTTCTACTGCCTTAAACACCTTGCTTAATGTAGGTGAATCTGTTGGAATTACATTATTTGTTCCAAATGGATTAGTTCCTTATTATCTTAGTAACTTAACTGTGGATGGCGGAGCAGGTACACGTACTATAAAATATCAAAATGCAACCCCAATTGCAGCAGGTAACTCTAGTTGTACTGATGTATATGTAGTATATTTAATTAAAACTGCAGCTAATACGTGGAGTGTATACATTTCGCAAACTAAATACGCATAAGGATTTTTAAATGCCTCCAATATCCATTGTATCAAGTACAACCAGTAATTTTGCATTTGCAGGAGGAGAATTTGTACCAGAAACATTTAAATTTCCTGCTAATACATTAATTCCTTATTATGGGAACACTCCTGTTCTTTCAGATTGGGAAAGATATAGTGCCGCAGATGGTAAGTTTATTTACAGTACTGTAGCACCTACGCAAGTAGGTGTAGCACTGGCTGCTGTAAGTGGTGGAGGCTCTATTAGCACTACTACTACTACTGATGGGGCTCACAGTGGGCCTGCGTTTACCCAAAATCTTAACGGTGCTTTAGGTACTGGAGGTAGTTTAGCCTATCAAAATGGTAGTGGTGGATCTCATAATCATAGTTTATCTGGTTCATCTGCTGGTGCTGCAACACCATCAATGGTAAATAGGCAAAATATAACATTTCTACGAGCTGTTAGATCTGTAGTTAGATTGCCTCAAAATGCACTAGTTGTTAAACAAACTAGTCCTGCAAACTGCACGGCCTTTACAAGAACAGGAAATAACTATTTAGTAGGTGCATTAGATAGTCAAACATTTACAGCAGGCACTCCTTTTAGCAGTTCAGGCTCCCTGTCTACTAGTACTGCTTCTAGTCATATACACGCTGGAACAAGTAGTGCGTATAAACCTTATGTAACTGGTGCATATCTTCGCAATTACAACTATACTAGTGGTGGATCACACAGTCATACAGGTACTGTTACTTTTAGTCAATCAGCTATTTTAAGTAAATTATTAAATTTATGGCAAATGGTAATAGGAGGTAGACCTGAAACAGACATGATTGTTATGTATGTAGGAGCTATAAGCAGTATACCTGCTCCTTGGTATTTGTGTAACGGTAACAATGGCACTACTAATTTAGGCAGTTATGTTATAGGTTATAGTGATAATCAATGGAATATTCTTGTTAATGCTAATAATACTGGAACAGCAACTATAAATAGTGCATATGTACCTCACTATCACAGTAGCGGGTACGCAAGTACAGCCAATGTTTCCGGCCCAAGTGCTCAGCACAACAACTATGCTTGGTCACATACACACTCTAATATTTCCGCTTCAGGAATAGCATATGTACCACCACGAATTGGTGTTGCATTTATACAGTATAAAGGAATAATACCTTGAATAATAACATAGCATCACTTGATTTTTATAATTTACATTTTTTCTTACGAGTTGATGGTAAAGAATACTACTGGCAAGAGTTAAGTAAATTTATATCAGATACTGGGTATCCTTTTGCAGACACTACTGCATATGTTTCTTATGAACCACACAGAGAAATATATCATGTTGAAAGAAAAGATACTAAAGAATTATGTGTAGGAATTGAACAACCTGAAATACAGTGGTTTATTGATACCAAGTATAATTTACTATCAATTATTGAACAATTAATAGAATCAGATAAACCGATAGTAACAGCTTTAATGCAACGAGCACAGTATCTTGCTGATACCGACTGGTTAGTGCAACGTCATCAAGAACAAATATTACGTGGTGTTACGACCACACTATCAGAAGAACAACTATATAGTTTATTACTATACAAACAAGAATTACGCGATTTAACGCAACACTACGATTTAACTCAACCAGCTCAAGGTCTTGGCTGGCCCACTAAACCATTTAACTTTTAATCCACATGAAAATAGCAGTATACGCTATCAGTAAAAACGAAGAACAATTTGTTGAACGATTCTGCAAGTCAGCAATAGACGCTGATTTAATTTTAATTGCAGACACAGGATCAACAGACAACACAGTTGCAGAAGCCAAAAAATACGGTGCCGAGGTATACAATATTTCTGTACGTCCTTGGCGTTTTGACAAAGCTCGTGACACAGCCCTTAACTTGATTCCAGGTGACTACGATGTTTGCATTAGCCTAGACTTAGACGAAATCTTAGAACCTGGCTGGCGAGAAGAAATTGAACGAGTTTGGACCGCAGAAACTACCAGACTGCGTTACAAATTTGACTGGGGTCAAGGTATTAGTTTCTTTTACGAAAAAATTCATCATCGCACAGGCTATCACTGGCATCATCCTGTGCATGAATATCCCAGACCCGATAATCGTACCAAAGAACTGTATGCACATACAGATATGCTTTTAGTAAGCCATCATCCAGATAATACTAAGTCTCGTGGTCAATATATGCCACTCTTAGAACTGGCAATTGCTGAAGATCCACACTGTCCTCGTAATGCTTTTTATCACGCACGCGAACTAACTTTTTATAGTCGATGGAAAGAAGCTATTGAGTACTTAAACAAATATTTAGCAATGCCTGAAGCTACTTGGCAGAACGAACGTTGCTATGCTTACAGATTACTAGGTAAATGTTATACTGAATTAGGTAACTTGGAACAAGCGATTAAAATGTATCGCTTAGCAGTAGCAGAAGCCCCCGGCACACGTGAGCCTTGGGTTGAACTTGCCACACTTGCTTACCGCACTAGTAATTGGACTGAATGTTATGCAGCTGCAAAATCTGCACTAAACATTCGTGATAAGGCACTAGTTTACACAATGGACCCAACAGTCTGGACAGAGCGTCCTTACGATTTAGGGTCGATTGCTGCTTGGAACCTTGGCTTAAAAGATGAAGCCGTAGAATTAGTAAAGAAAGCTATTGAGTTTGCACCAGACGATACTCGACTGCTAAACAACCTAAAGAGCATGATATAATATGTGGATACTACAATTCTTACCCAACTGGATTTTTTATGTGTTATGTTTAGCTGGTATAATAACAGTTTTAGTTACGCACTTTGTTAAAGTATTGCCTCAAGCAAAACTAATTCAGATGGGTAGTATTGTTGTAGTACTATTTAGCATTTACATGATAGGTGCTATAAGCAATAATGATGCGTGGTTGGCTCGTGTAAAAGACTTAGAAGTCAAAGTAGTTGAGGCAGAAGCTAAATCAGCAACCGCAAACACTAATATTGTAGAAAAAACAGTAGTAAAAACACAAGTAATAAAAGAACGTGGTCAAGACATAGTTCGTTACGTAGACCGTGAAGTAGTTAAGTTTGACGCTAATTGCGTAATTCCCAAAGAGTTTGTAACTACACACAATCGTGCAGCGGAGGCACCAAAGAAATGAAATTTTTAGCGATTGCAATAGCACTCACACTAAGTGCTTGCTCCACAACTGTTCCAGTTACAGCAAAATTTCCAGCTGCACCAGGTACACTAGTACAAGAACCGTGTCCTGACCTTAAAAAGCTAGAAGAACAAGCTAAACTGTCAGATGTGGCAAAAACTGTAACAGTTAATTATTCAGAATACTATATGTGCGCTATTAAGCTAGAAGCTTGGCAACGTTGGTATCGAGAACAAAAAATCATTTATGAAGGATTAAAGTAATGGAATTAAAACTTGAACAACTAAAACAAATTGTTGAAAAAAATCCACACATAGAATACTGGCACAAAGCACTTGTGCAATTACTGCCCGAATACGAGATTAATACTCCACAGCGTATGGCAGCATTTTTAGCTCAATGCGCTCATGAAAGCGGCGGGTTTCGAGCAATTAAAGAAAACTTAAACTATCGTGCAGTTACCTTACGTAAAATCTTTCCTAAGTATTTTCCCACAGACGAAATGGCAGCACAATTTGCAAACAAGCCACAAGCAATTGCAAATAAAGTATACTGTAACCGAATGGGCAATGGTCCTGAAGAGTCTAACGATGGTTATCGTTACTGCGGTCGCGGATTAATTCAACTCACAGGCAAAGATAACTATTTTTGGTTTGCTGCTAGTTTACAAATTAGTCCTGAAGAGGCATCCGAATATATGGAGACTTTTGAAGGAGCTGCGCAGTCAGCTTGCTGGTTCTGGGAAACAAACAACCTAAATCAGTGGGCCGACAAAGACGACATTTTAACCTTAACCAAACGTATTAACGGTGGTACTATTGGCCTTGAAGATCGTAAAAAACATTATGAACATGCTAAGCATGTACTAGGAGCCTAAGCGGTGTTTACCGCTTGGCTAATTTCAATAACATTAAGTTATGCTAAACCTGACCAATATAAATGTGTTAGGTGGGCATGGACTGGAGACGTGTACTCAAGAAAAGTAATTTGTTTAGAATGGCGTAAAAAGCGCCAATAGGAGGTAAGTATGATAGATCCACTAACCGCACTAGCGGGGATACAATCGGCCATTTCTATGGTCAAAAAAGCAAGCGCAGTTGCTAACGATTTAGGGTCGCTGGCTCCAATGATTGGCAAAATGTTTGATGCTAAAAGCACGGCAACTAAAGCTTTAATGGAAGCAAAGAAGTCTGGCAAAGGCAACAACATGGGCACTGCTCTACAAATTGAAATGGCACTAGAACAAGCCAGAGCATTTGAAGAAGAGCTTAAAATGTTGTTTATGCAAACTGGTAAAATAGATGTTTGGAATAAAATTAAAGCCCGCCAAGAGCAAATGGATGCAGATGACGCTCAGGAAATAAGACTTTTTAATGCTCAAGAACGCAAACGCAAACAAAAAGAAGAAGAACTAAACGAATGGGCAATGATAATTGGTGGAGCTAGTTTTGTTTTATTCTTAATGTTTGTTGGTGGCTACGAACTAATGCAATACTGTCAAACAGGTAATAGGTGTGGTCACTAATGAACGAATACCAAAAAACTTTTGATTTAGCATTAAAAATATTCATATACGGATGCGTTGCGCTTTGGTTTTTGGGATTTTTAAAATTTTTACCAGACGATTTATCAAATAAAATCGTTGCTTTATTACTAGGAAAAGTTGGATTATAGATGCACAATGATTTAAAACTATTTAAATGGGCAATAATACTACTATTATTTCCTGTAGGACTAGCGTTTTGTGGTAAAGATAGCTTTCGTTACCCTTGTCAAGACCCCACAAACTGGGATAAAGATTTCTGTAAAATACCAATCTGTGATGTTACCAGAACTTGCCCAGAACACATTTTTAAAGGCCAACGCGATCCAAGACTAGGACCTCCCAAAGATGGACAAACTCAAACATTTAATCAATCACCTGCACCAATGGGTGCGTGCGTGGCACAACAAACACAAGGAGCTAACTGTGGAAAGTAACACAATTATCTATACTGAAGATCAGCTAATGGCGCGCCTAAAATTTTTTATTGGCATTTGTTTAGCTCTTACACTAACTGGTATTGTATTTGTAGTACTATACTCAATTATTTTCATTACTCAGCCACTAAACGCTATTAGTCCAATTGACCAAAAATTTTTTGAAATGATTATTCCAATTGCTACTTTTTTAACTGGTACATTGTCAGGAATTATGTTAGCAGGTGGTAGCAAAGAAGAAATGGAAATGAAGCGTGATATGATTAAGCAAGCACAAGAAAATTCAAACACTTATGCTAAAGCTAATCCAGTTAAAATAGAGCCCACATTTTCACCTGGATTTTCAACAACTGCTGGTTTTAACGGAACTTCAGCAGCTCCTGCTACTAGCATTATTTATATTAATGGCAAACCCGCCCCACAACAAGCACCTCATCCGGAGATTTAAATGAAAAATTTTATTGTAGCTATTATTGCTAGTTTTGCACTTGTGTCGGCATTTGCTGAGGCAGAAACCAAAAAAGTCTGTAAAGAAAAAACAGATAAAGCTGGCAAACCTGTGTTAGACAAAGCAGGCAAACCTCAAGAAGAGTGTAAAACTATTAAAGTGCACCAAAAACTTGAAGGTACTAAAGTTGAAGACGCCAAGAAGAAGTAAATTTATATTTGACAAGCATATCTAGGTCTGCTACAATATAAGTTGGCAGATCAATTTTATCAACCTTACAAGGAAGTTTATGGCAAGTGGTAAAAGAGCAAGACGCGACAATGTAATT